ATTCTTACACCTAATTCTCTAGCAACTTTTAGAGAAGATAAGAAATGTATTCTATTTCCTGATTCAGTCATTACACCGAATTTATAGTCTAATTGTACTCCACCTACTCTAGTATTTTGGTCTACTACCCATTTAACAGCACTGTTAAATAATTCTATATTATCTGGATGTCCATAAGCAACGAACATTATTTCGTTAGTTTTTAGTATATCTTTTAATTGAGATACTAATTTGTTAAATCTGAATTTTAATTCTTTTTCTATGTAATCAGATTGAGTTAACATACCACTTGTAACGTTGCAGTCAAAAGTAGCTGTTTGAACAAATCCTTTAGTATATCCATATGGAAGATCTTTTTTATCTATCCATCTATCTAAACTATTTTCTAAGAAGTCCATAGCATTTGAATCTTCAAATTGAGTTAATGTAGTAGCTATATCATTAACTATTTCTGGAGTTATGTCTATATTAGCCATAGCTTTCCAGTCTCTTATTTTTTCTATAGTAAGAGCTGTATTGATTCTTTCTCCTTCTGGTATTTCCCAAGTTTGTGGAGTTCTTTCTCTATCCATATCTAATGAGTTATCATTGAATTGGTTTGATATATGTCCAACAAACTTAACTGATTCTAATTTTCCATCTAAAGAAGAACAAGAAACAGTTCCGTTATAGAAGTCTACTCTACCTACTATAACACATCTATTTTCTCCATCTCTAACTTCTTTATAGAATACACCATCATTTTCTATATCTGGTTTTATATTTAATCCTTTTACAGTAACACCATCAAATACAACTTCTTCTATAGCTAAGTCGTAAGCAAAAGAATCTTGACCTTTTCTTACTTCCATACCAGCAGCCATCATAGAGTTTTCCATTAATGGGAACTCATCAAGTGGTGCTTGTATTGGATCAGCCATTATTGGTGTTCCTTTAGCCATTTCAGAAGCTTCCTTGAAAGATTTATCATAGAATATTTCAGGTATATAATATTTTTTACCGTTTTTATCTTTTAAGAATTTTCTTTCGAAAGCAACTTTGATTACTGGAGCATCTGGTACTTCAGTCATCATTATGTCTTTAGCTATACATTCAAGCATATTTTTCTTGATTATAGGTAATGTATATCCTACTATTGGAGATAATTGAGCAACACCGTAAGCTTCATTTACTATCTCAAATTTAGAGTTTTCTATTATTTGTTCTACTTTAGAAGGTAATAAGTCTAAGTATCTGTCGCCTAATGAATTATCAAATAAATCCCCTATTAACATTTCTTTGTATTGTTCGAATATAACATCATCTTTGTATACTTTTAAAGATTCTTCTATTGGATCTAATCCAAAAGAACCTTTAAATGTTTCGTTTATAGAAACTAATTGATTATTAAAATCTTCATTTCTTGATTCCACAAATGATCCAACAACTCTTGTTGGGTTTACTTCATTATATCTAGCCATTTACAAATACACTCCTTTACGATTATTTTTAATTTAATATTAAATAGTTGTTTCAAAAATTTATTGTAAATATTGTTATATTTCACGCTTATTAATTTGTTTTATCCATAAAACTTGAGAACTACTTTTTATTACGTTTTTTAGCAGGTTTTTTGTTTTCTTTTTCATTAAATTTCCTATTTGAATCTATAACCGAACTTAATAAGTCTATATTAACATTTAAAGCTTGTATTATAAGATTAAATTGATATAAATTTGATACATAAGTTTCTTTAACAAACCTAGTAGTTATATAATTATATGTAGTCTCTCTTAACTTAGTTAAATTTCGTCTTACTGTTATAATATTTGGATTATACCTAATATTTGTTTTACAATTCGTACTTAGTTGCTCCATTATTTCTCCCATTCTAGTATATAATTCAATAAAATCATTTACTAGATTTATATTTTGTTTATCCGTAGAAACATCACTTGTAACTTCTTCTTCTGCAGGATCAGCTTCAACGTCTTCAGTTCCAGTATCATCTGCTAATGGATCTTCGTCTGCTGGATCACCTTCTTCATCACCAAGTTCATCTTCAGCTAATGGATCTTCGTCTGCTGGATCTTCTTCAGCTTCGGGATCAGCTTCAACGTCTTCTTCACCTTCTTCAGCAGTATAATCATCAGCTTCTAAATCATCTTCAGCAGGTTCAGCTTCTACAGCATCAACATCATCAGAAGCATAATCTGTAGCTGATAGTTCATCATCGCCACCTTCAATAGCATCATCACCAGGAGCTTCTAATATGATATCGTCCCATGAAAAATCATCGTGTTTCATCACATCAACCCCCTAGTAATATTTTAAATTATTCTTGATACGGAATATTTCTTTTTCTAATTCTTTTTCAATTCTCATTAATTGATATTTTTGTTCTTTATTATTTTCAGCTTTAGCATCTTCTATTTTTTCTCTAGTTATTTTAAGCTCAGTTTCAAGATCTAAAAGTATTCTTCGTTTTTCCCTAGCTTCAACTGTTTTGCTTAAAGCTCTAGCACCTAATAAACCAATTATAACTGAAATAGAACCTATCACTGGTGATTTCTTAGCAATACCACCAGCAATTATAAGTGCTATCGCATTTTTAAGAACTCTACTTAATTTAACAGTTGCTTTACCAGTTATCAGTTTTTCATTCTTTTGTTCTCTAGTGAAGTTTACTATTTGATCTATTTTTGAATTTATAGCATCCGAAGCTCTATCATCAACTATTTTTGCACCTCTTTTTATTTCACCTACAGCAGAACCAGCTTTACTCATACCTCTAGATTTAGCTGATCTATTACCTATAACTTTAGTTACTTTTTCAGTACCTTTTCTAATTATTCTAGATGATGCTTCCATAGTTTCTTCATAATCACATAAAGCTTCTGTTATTGTATATAAACGAATAAAGTCATCAATTTCCATATCGTTATCGTCTAAAACTAATGATTCTACTAAAGAATTGAACATTTCTATTGATTTTTCATATATAAATATATCGGATGATTCATCTAATTTATGTGTTATTAAATAATCTATAAGTTCATTACCTTTAGATAGTTCTTTCATAGTATGTTCTATAATAGCATCAGATTCATTATAAAGATAATATTCTAATGTATTATACATCTCAGACATATCAAATACATATGCTTCATTAGCAACATATTTATGTTTATACAACACCACAGTATTACAATCTTTAATGTATTCTAATTTATCTTGATTTTCTCTACTTTCTAAAATAGCATGTTTTATATGAGAAATTATATTAAAAACCTCTTTGGTATTTTCAGATAAACTATTAAAATCAATAGTGTTAGGTATATTAGAATAATTTTCTTCGATATATTTAACTATTTCATCACATTCAAAATCTTCTATTATATATGACAATGTACTTTTATCGATATTGACCCTTTGTATATTTTCTATCATATATTTTTTATCTTCTATAGTAGCTTCATTATCATTATATGATTCACAACAACCACTAAGTTTTCTGTCGATAATTAATTTAAATTCATCTACTGGGATATCTGAATATCTTATTTTATTTATAAGTTTATTTGCAGCATATTTTTCAACAGCTTTAGTAGTATTATATTTATCACATACATACCAATTAGCTAACCAGTTTTCCGAAATAGAAGAATCTATTATTTCACCAGATAGTAATGTTGCTATATCATTATAAAGAAAGTCAAAGTTTTCTTCTATGTTGTAAAAATCTTTCATATACATTCTCCTTTCCTTTGTAATCCCTTACAAAATTGTTTTCGACATTAAAAAAGGAAGATAACCAAATCATATTGGTTATCTTCCTTTTTATATTGGTAATAAAAAAAATAAATTAAATTAAAGGATAATTAATTGTTTATCATATAAATTTTTATATGAAATAAATATTTGACAAATCTAAATGATATGTAGCTTCCCATTTTTCTAATAAAGCACGTCTATCATCTTCGGCATTACTCCATCTATCTATATTTAAACTTAGTTGCCCATAAGCAGTAGATAGATTTTCATAATGTATCAAAGTATTGTATAAATATGCTTTGACATCAAATGATGCTAATTTATGAAATGATGTATAACAAGTTGCAGGTAATGTAGAAAGATTTTCAGCATGTGATAATGCAACAGATAATCTAAAAGTATTACCCATAGCATAACCACTAAATATTTCTATCATATTCGGTGGTATAAATTGGAATGTTGCACCTTTAGAAGCAGTACTTAACATATTAGCTTGTGCTTGTGCTAACATAAGTTCCTGATAACCATATATACACGGTGTTACACCATATGAGAATAATGATGTATTATAATCATGCGAATATCTATTTTCATCAAATAGAGGTTCCATATGTGTTATCATCATTATAGTAGCTTCACCAAACACATCAGGTAGTCTATAAATAGTGCTTTCTGATCTTCTTTCAACTTGTGTTAAGTCATTGGTATCTATTTGTAACGGAACTATATACGGATATAATTCGTCAAATACTGGTAATGTTCTTATGACTATTATTTCTCTAATCATTTCATCTAAATTATCAAATGGAGTAGCCATAGCAGTTAAACCTAATTCTAACTTAATCGAAGATATTAATTTACTTATATTTATCATATTATCTCCTCCTTTAATAAATTGTCCAGATTTTTTGTATCCCTGAACAATACAGTAATCATACAAATAAATTAGAAAGGAGTAATAACATGATAGAAAAAAATGAAGTTGTTGCACATGTTATCATGGAACAAACTGCAGATCCATGTGCTGTTAATGTAAGAGACTTTAACAAAAATGGTATGACTTATGTTATATTCGAAACTGTGTTTCAATCATTTGGAGTTAAAAACAGAAATAAAAGAATATATGATGGTGATGCTGTAATGGCTTCTTGGAACGCACCTCATATACAAGAACTTATAAGTAAGAAATCATTTGTTAGTGAATACGGTCATCCATTAGACCAATCTATGTCTAGAGTAACTCAAATAGACCCTGCTAGAATATGTGGTAGAATAAATTCATATTATAGAAGTGGTAATTTACTTAAGGGAGAATTTGAAACTTTCGATGACGGTGCTTGTGGTACTATGTTAACTAGAAGAATCCTTCAAGGGTTAGAACCGGCTTTCAGTGTAAGAATGTTAGCTAAATTAAGCAGAACTAAAGACGGTACTATGTTAATGAACCAACCTGGTCATTTAGTAACTGCTGACTGTGTTATATTACCAAGTCATTGTGAAGCTTATAGAGATGAAACTAAAGCTATGAGTGTAGTTAATAAAGCAATAACTGAAAGTGCTGGAGCTGATATAACAGAAGAGCAATACAGAGATATGGTGTTTGCAGTAAACGAAGCAATGTTTACAGACTTTATAAAAGAAGAGTCTAAAAACTTTAAATTAGTTAAAAGTGTTGAAGAGGTTATAGGTGATAGTTTACAATTAACAAAAGATTTAAATAACATAATATTAAAAGAGGGTACTGATACATATTATATTAAAGTAGAAGATAAAATAAAACATGACATAAGAAACTTTATGAGTAAATTTTAAAAAGATATAGGACAAATGTCCTATATCTTATTTTTTATTCAGTTTCAGGATCATCAGGTGCTGGTTCTTCTAGTTCAGGATTTTCTAATTTAGCTACTCTTGCTTCCAAATCACTTATTCTATTTATCAAATCGTTTAATAATGAAATTTCTACATAATTTGTCAAATCAGGATAATTCGGTAAAGATATAACTCCTTGAGGATCTGCAATATACGACTCATTGTTCAATAATATTGATATATTCAACCCATCTTCTCCTTTATCACCCTTAGGTCCTTGTATACCTTGCTCACCTGTATCACCCTTAGGTCCTTGTTCCCCTTGGTCTCCTTTATCACCCTTAGGTCCTTGCTCACCAGGATCTCCTTTTGGTCCTTGTATACTCCCAACATTAATCCATCCTGTAGTGTTTTCATCCCAAACAAATAAATTTCCATTTATCAACCATCCATCACCAACATTACCAATCTCCGGTAAGTTTTCTTCTTCAATACTTCCTTTAATAGTTATAGATTTTCCATCTTGTCCTTGCTCACCAGGATCTCCTTTATCACCCTTAGGTCCTTGCTCACCAGGATCTCCTTTATCTCCTTTTGGTCCTTGAATTAATTGCACATCTCCTAATTCTTTTGTTAAATTTTCTATATCCTCTTTCATATCATTTATTTGACTATTAATACCTGTTATATTACTATCACTAGCATCAGTTTTACCATCTAATCCATCTATCAAATCTATAAGATCATCAATTTCTTGATATAATTCAGTTATATCTTCAGCATTATTATCATTTTTAGTATTCAATTCAGTTATAGATCCATTGATATTATTTAATTGACTGTTGATACCAGATATGCTATTACTATTTTTAGAAATATTAGAAGTGTTTTGATTAATCAGTTCTTTTATTTCATCGTTATCCCCTTCTATACTAGCATCTATTTTAGTTATCGCATCATTTATTATTTTTATATCTGATTCGTTTTTTGTTATTCGATTTGCGTGTTTCTTAATGTCTTCAGCATTTATATTTAAATCATTTTTGATTTTTATTACATCACATATGATTTTCCATTCTCCAGGATTACCGTTTTTAACACAAACCCATCCGAAAATATCATCTTGTTGTAAAGTTGATATTATTATATCACCAATATTATGCTCTCCTGAAATCGGTGGATTCTCAGCACATCCTAATGTACGAGTAATAAAATAAGAAGCCTCATCTGTGCTTACATACAATCTATCAGCCATATTCATAACTCCTTTCAATTATTTATTTATTATGAGATTGTTTTTGGTGAAAAAAATAGATATAGACCGTAGTCTATATCTATTCTTATATCATCAAGTTCTCACATAAACTTCAAATCTTTCACTTACATCTGCAAATCCATCAGTTTTTAATATTATATTAACAGCAGCAGATTCTGCACTATTCATAGTGACAGTTACCGCTAATCTTGAACCGCCGTTAAGAACAGATGCGGCAACATCTATAGTTGTCTTACTTCTATTAACTTCAAAATTATAAGTACATGAACTATTATAATTAGTAATATCTGCATAGAATGTATGTTGTTCTCCAGGTATCATATATGAACTAGTTGCTGATAATTTTAATCCCGGTTGATTGATAGCTTCAATATAAGCTAACATAGATACCTCTATTCCATTAACAACAGCTTTAACTGTAACTAATCCTGATGATTTTATTGTTAACACACCATTGTTATTGATAGTTGCTATACTACTGTCATCTGTTGACCACGTAGCATTTGATTTATAACTACTTGGGTTAACTATTAAATTACTATAAAGATTGACAGTTGTACCTGTTTTTCCTGTATATGTTGCAACATCAACATCCATTTGAACAGCTATTATCGTTACATTACATGTAGCTGATTTACTACCACAACTAGCAGTTATTGTACATGTTCCCGCAGACTTAGCACTTACTACACCACTACTATTAACAGTCGCTACAGATGTATTGCTCGAAGACCAAGTTACATTATTAGTCGTATTAGCCGGTGCTTTAGTTGCCGTTAATGTTACACTATTATCAGCTGAAGTACTATTTTGATATTTATATAAATTCATCGTATGGCTTGTTTTATTTAAGCTTATAGATGTACAAGATGCAATTACTGTTAGTGTATGTGAAGAAGATTTACTACCACATCTAGCTGTTATAGTAACAGTGCCTGGTGCTTTAGCAGTTACAACACCATTGTTTACAGTTGCTACATTAGTATTACTTGATTCCCAAGTAACTGCGTCTGTTGTATTGCTTGGTGTTTTTGATACTTGCATTGTCGTTGTCTTAGTTCCTGATACATCCAATGTTCCTACGGAAGTTCCTAACAATATTTCGGTACAACTTACTTTTACAGTAACACTACAAGTAGCTGATTTACTACCACAAGTAGCTGTTATTGTACATGAACCAGCAGCTTTAGCTGTAACTACTCCATTACTTACAGTTGCTACATTGTTATTATTTGAACTCCATGAAACAGTATCTGTAGTATTAGATGGAGTTATTGTAGCTGTAAGAGTAACTGTTTTAGTTCCTGATAAATCTAATGTTGCTGATGTTTTATTTAAACTTACTCCTGTACAGCTTGAAATAGTATTAACTCTTATACTATCAAAGTATTTACCACAAATAGCTTGAACATGAGCAGATCCTAAACCAGTTATATTTAGATATCCCGTATCATTAACATCCATTACATGATCACCATCATCTATAACTGTCCATTGAACACGTTCATCGCAATTTTGTGGGTCTATAGATAATAATGTATTTAGATTGTACATAGTATTACCTGTATATTCTAAGTCAATTTCATCTTGTGTAAATGATAATCCAGTACATGGTACATTTACTTCTTCAGAAGTATCAACACCAGTACCAAGAACATAAGCAGATTTACGTATTAAATAGATAGTATTTATATTAATAAACTCTTCAAGAGTATCTCCTGTACCAATGTTACGTTTAAAGTATAGACCTAAATACCCATCACCATTTACAAGGTCAACGTCAAGTGAATGTTTATTAACCCCTTGCTTTAATGCTATAACTGTTCTATCATCAACGAATGTCGTACCATCTACAGCTGTAGGATTACCGTTTTGATATCCTTGTTGTCCGGTTTTATTATTTCTAGTTAGCCCAATTATAGTTGAATGGTCTGCTGTATTTGTTATATCCATATGCATAACATCATATTCTCCAAAATCAACTTTGTTAGCCCAACTGAACCATATTGTTCCATAATCACTATTCGAACCTGCTAATTTAAGGAAAATATTATCAGTTGCATAACTAAACTTACTTGTATCACTAGGATGAACTATCTTACCAAACTCACTATTATTATTTACAACTCCTCGATTATATAAGTATAATGTTTGTTCTTTAACATGTACTTTACAAGCAACACTCTTTTTATCACATGTTGCGATTATATTACATGTACCTAAATTTACAGGACGAATAGATCCATCTCTATTAACTGTCGCAACATCAGTATTACTAGATGTAAAAGTTACTTCCTCAGTACAATTCGAAGGTGTGACTTTAACTGATAGTTTGAATGAGTTATCAACTGTATTCGTAAGAACTAATTCCATAGCATTCAATTCTAGTTTTTCACAAGGTCTATAGTTATATACCATTTGTCCATTAAGATACATTGAACGTACTTGTTTCATACCAGCAATAACGGCAGATTGTTCATCAGAAACTTTAGATTCACCAACAATCGCTTTTCCTACAATAGCAACGTCTTCATCTGTTACTACAGGCTTATCTTTTATAGAAATATGAAAAATAGGAGGGGTTTTTCCATTAAATCTTACATTGTTTAACATTTTTAATACCTCCTTAATCTATAATTATATATAATCTTCCATGTTCTACTTTAGTCAGAGCTTGATACTCTGCATTTGTTCCTACCCAAAATTTAAGATAATCATCTTTCACTTCTTCTATAGATTCTTGTAAATTTTTTATTTCTCTATGCAATCCTGTAGCAGGATCTTCACCTTTGGCAGGTGTTCCTACTAAATTTTGTAAACCTTTTATTTGTTCTAATAGAGGTACTGTATATGTATTACCATCAACATACCCTATCATTCTTTTGATATTGGTGATATCTTTAACAATACCTCCTCTAGCTTCTTCACCCTCTTCAGCATTGTTACCTACTAATTCTTCTAAGTCATCAAGTCTATCTAATAAATTAGGTTGGTCTCCTTGCATTTCACCTAATCCAACAAAGTCTTTTAACTCATTTACATCTTTAAATAAACCTGTTGCAGGTTCTTTACCATTAGCTTCTTCCCCAACAACATGCTCTAATACATCAATTCTATCTTCTAATGTCGGACCTTGATTTTCACCCTCAACTAATCCTACAAATGTTTTTATGTCAGTTATTTCTTTTAACATTCCTGAAGCTGCTTCCTCACCTGCTTCAGCATTATTACCAACTATAACTTTTAAATCATTTATTTCTTTTAATAAACCTGTAGCTGCTTCAGTAGCATCGTTAGCATTATTACCAACTATAGTTTGTAGATTTGTTATATTTTTATTGATGTTAGATATATCATTAGCATGATTTCCAGCATTAGTATTAACTACTTTTTCTAAATTTGCTATATTAGCATTAGCTTTAACTATATTACTGGCATTATTGCCTATTTGAGTAGATAAGCTAGTTAATGTTTTCTTAGCAAATTCTATCTGAGTATTTATAGCATTAACATTTTCATCAATTTTTTTATCAATTGCTGCAACAACGTTTTCTATATTAACAATCTTAACTTCAGCATTGTTCATTCTTGAAATAAGATTATTTATATTATTAGAATTTTGCTTTATACCATTTTTAACTTCAACTATATCACATATAACTTCCCACTTACCTGGTTCTCCTGCTTCAACACAAACCCATCCAAATACGTCATTTTGTTGAACTGATGATATAACTATATCACCAACATTATATATACCTTTAGTAGGTATATTAGGAGCACACATTAAAGCGTTCTTTATAAAATATCCAGCTTCAACCTGGCTTACATATAATCTTTTAGGCATTCTATTCACTCCTTTTTATAATAAATTATGTTATAGATTTGTTCGATTTTGAAAGAGATATAACCTTATAAAGGTTATATCTCAATTATTTAAAATATCTAATATATTTATAGGTAAAACCATAGAATGACCAAATGTATCGGTAACCTCCATAATAGTGGTATCTCCATCTATCATAGATATTAATTTACATTCTCCATCAAATCCATTTTCCATTAATAAAGTTATTATGAATAATTTTGATTCTTGATCTAATATATCCCATAATAAATTTCTGTATACACGTACTCCTTCGTTCATATTATCATCCCTTTAAATTTTAAATTCTTTTACAGTTTTTCCTGTATTTATTAAAATCCATAATTCATCACCATCTAATTTCATTACAAAATCAGATAATAAATATTCATACGTAAACATGAAATACTCTACCCAATCTCTTTTTTCTTTAGGTAATGTATCAAATATAGCTTTATTTTTAACATATCTTTCATATTCGCCTAATGTTATTGGACATTTTATTTCATCTCTCATTACATTTTCCTCCTTATTTTTAATTCATTATTTTATCTTCTAATACTGACATTAGGTCAAAAATTTCAGACGATTCTGATTCATGCAATAATATGAAATAGTTTTCTATAGCTGTATTCATTTTAAATATATTACTAAAACATCCTAAACAACACAGCATAGTTTTTAATTCCATTCCTTCTATTTTACTTAATTTATCAACTAAAGTATACCATTCATATAAATAACCATCTAATGCATTTAATAAATTAGGTTCTATCTCTGAAAATTCTTTTGGGAAAGTTATACTTATATATTCTTGACCTATTAAATCAAATAAATTTTCAATCTTTATTTGTTGTTTAGGTATCGAACTTACTAATTCTCTATAAGCAACTAAACTACAGGAACCTATTGTCGATAATTTAACATCACATTGATAGTTATCTATACAATGATTGATATACTCTTCATTTGAAATAACATTAATATTTATACTACCTGAATCTAAAATACTTTTCCTATTTTCTTCATCTAATGTCATTCTTATAAATAAATCATCCACTGTTACTATGTCATATAATGACATTGAAATTGTAACTAATTTTTCTAACAAATCATCAAAATTACTTAATAAAACATTAACATCTAACAACTCATCATATTTAGAACATGTTAATGAGAAATAAATAAAATCTTTAATAGACATAGAAATTCTAACATCTACTAATCTACTGTTAGGTTGTAAATATTCCATTAATCTACTTTCAAATCCTAATATTTCTTCAAATGCAAGATACTGTTGTATTAATCTTGAATAAACATGATTTAATTCTGTATCTACTAAATCAAGTTCTTCGAATTTTATTTCGTCGTTATCAATTCTTTCTACATTAACATGATTCATTGATAATAACATAGAATATTTAACCATATCAATATCCTGTAATATTATTGTCATATTAAAACTATCTAAATCATCTATTATATTTTTAATTCTTTTTACATCATCAAAATTCCTATCTTCTTTATGAATTAATTCATTGACAATATCAACAACGTCAATTAATGTCTCTGGATAAAAATCGATATTCTCAGCTATTAATTTCATATAAACAACTCCTTTGTATTCTTAATAAATATGAATCTTTTTAGATCTTACTGATACTTCTAAATAAGTTATGTCAATATTTGCAATAACTCTTAACCCTGGATAATTATCCTCTGGTAAATCAATTAAATCTTTATATATAGCATAAGGTATCCATTGATCAGTTTTAATTAAAAAATCTAATCGTATAATTAATTCCTTATTAGCTTCAAATTCTTCATCTGTTAATCTAAATGAAAATGGGTGTGCTTGGTCTTTTCTAAATAAAGTTACTTCATAACCTTTGAAACTGAAGTTATCATCAAAAAAATCATCACTCAATTTCATTTTAAAACCTCCTAACAGAATAAATTTATTTCATGTTCTCTACCACATTTAGAACATTTAACATGAATTTCTAACCAACAATCTGTTCCTTCTTTCACTTCCAATACATCATGTTGCGTTTCAATTTTACATTCTTCACAATATACTTCCATAACATCCATAATTTTAACCTCCAATATTTTTATTTATTAAAATGTTGGATCATAGATAACAATTTATACAAACTCTTTATATTCAGCTAATGAATATAAAACTTCTTGGGCAGGGTTACCTTTTAGTAATGATATTAACATAATAGCATCAAGATCACCCTCTATTAAATATGGTCTAGGTCTTAATTTAAATGTATAAAGAATACTGTTTATAATAGATTTCTTAATAAATAAAACTTCTGAATTAACAATACTTTCTAAAACTTCTAACGCACTTTTTTTCTTAGACTGCGTCATTATAAATACACTATAACAAAATACCATCGCTCTATTCAATAGACTTTGACTTCCATTATGAATATAATCATGAGTCATAAAATCCATTATTTTAAGCATAGCTTCATTCGACTCTATTAATTTATACCTATTTTCTAATATTTTATTACCCGTAGTTAAATTAAAATCTGCTATTATATCAACTACTTTTTTAAATGTTTTATTTACTATTAATTCACCTTCTTTTATTTTCCATAAATCACATACATAAAAGCAATTAATATATTCATTAAATTCCTCACCAATTTCATTAATTATTCTTTCCATTAATTGTTGTTCTCTTAGCATTATAATACCTCCATAATTTAATTATTAATATTGCTAATATACATCCCGAAATATCAATTAAAACATCTCGTAATTCACAACTTCTTCCAGGTACGAAATATTGATGAAATTCATCTAATAAAGCATATCCTGAACTAATAAAAAATGATAAATAAATATTTTTAAAAGTTAAAAATAAAACCAATTCTAAAATAAAAAATAAACTAAAATGTGCTAGTTTACGTACAAAAAATGAATTGATTGGTATTACATTGTTTATTAATTTAACAATCATATCTGATTGCATTGATGATATGTCTGCATTACATGATGAGAATAAGAATATTATTCCCATCATTGTAAATGCCAATATAACTATTATCTTATGTTTCATAATATCACTATCCTATCCTACTAAAATATTCAATGACATCACTAAAATCTATTTTATCGTAATATTCATCTCTTATTTTAGCTACATCTTTGTTAGATGCATTTTCACCTAAAATTAATCTTTTTTCTAAATATTCATTTTTAGCATCGGCTAATTTACATCCTTCTAACGTAACGGTATTAATATTATTATCCGGTAGATAAATACCTCCAGAACTTATTTCATAGTTATCTACTATAGAAGATGTTTCTAATGTATCATTATCAAATTGATTTATCATATCATTTTGTGATATATCTTCATATATTCTACTTAAATTATTGTCATTGGTTATCATACTTAATTGCTTTATAAGTTCATTCATTGGATCACCTGATATATTTGTCTTAGATTTTAATTCATTTACAAATCTATTTATGTTCATTATATTTATTATTTCATCAATATCATTTTTGTTTATAGAATGTCCGTTATCTACATTATAATGATAAACCATGTTTTTCATATCATTAGGATCAAACTTATACTGATTAACAGCAAATTTACTGCATGCATGTGATAATGTTGTTGTTGCTAGAAATTTTAATACTTCTTTTGTAGTTTTACTACCTATTAAAGTTTTTGCTCCACCTACTAACATTCCTATAGCACCTGTTAATAATCCCATATAATTACCTCCTTTAAAATAATTTATGATTATATATTATATCCGTAGATATAATATATAATCAATTTATTAAATATTACATTTCTGGTATTTCTAATGCTTTCCAAGCTTTTTCTAAAATCTCCTCTCTTGTTAACATTTCATATTCGCCATCTTTATTCATTCTACAACAATCTATCATAACATATCCTTCTAAATCACATAATCTTTGTAAATTATTATATGCTTTAGTTAAATTCTCTATTGTTTCATTGTCATCAGTTTCTCTACCACGGTTAAGAATGTTTCTATATGAAACTTCGGGCTTAACTGATAATACTAATGTAATATCTGGTTCGGGTAATCCTAATAAGGTAAATTCAATATATTTCATTGTATGAATGTACTGAATTAAATCTTTTTCATTCATATTATTACATCTATGAATAAAATTACTTGATAAATATCTATCAAATATTAATAGCTTATCTTCTTCATATTCATCTAATTTAGATTTTCCATTTTCTCTTATTCTTCCTAATGATACCATCCTATCTATAGCATATAACATACCTTCTCTAACTTCTTTATATCCATCATCATTAAACTTTAATCCTTCGTATAAAAACTTATCAACAAGTTCCCCAGAGAACTCTTCTTTATGTCTGGGGAAACTTATTATTTCTGTTTCTATATTTAAACTTTCAAATCTCTTTTTAAGATTTTCTGCTAATGTTCTTTTACCGCTTCCATCAATTCCCTCTATAGCTAATGATATTCCCATACCATCACTCCTTTATTTTCTAATATTTATTTTTGTATTATCAACAAATTCTATTTTATAATCTAAATCATTAATATTTAGTTTATCAACTAATTCTTTTAAAGCTTTATCTGCTTTAGTTTGTAATTCATTTTTATTAAAATTGTTAGCTTCAACTTTAGAGTTTCTTAATAATTGTCTTATAGCACCTTCTTTAATGGCTTCATTATTATTTAACCATGGAAATACATCCATGATTTTATTTCCTATTGATTCAAATCTTTCTATTTCTTTTATATCACCTATCAGTTCTACTGAACTTACTCCTATAGCATCTTTAGGTACTTTTAATACCACTTCTTCTTTATCGAAATTATAATCTAGTTTTATTCTTTGAACGTCTATTGAATATTTTATTTTAAAATCACCCTGCACAACTACATAATTTTTACCACTTTCACCATATGTTTCATTCATTCTCATGTTTTCTTCACCAAATACTAATGCTGTCACATCATAAACACCTGATTTAAGTTGTTCAACATGTTCTAAGAATATTTTTCTTTTATCAGATTTATTATCTTTTACTTCTATAATTTTTGCAGGTTTATGATTTATCTCTGGTTGTTTATGCATCTTAAAGAATATTAAAATACTACCAGTGATAGTTACCACTGATAATATTATTGCTCCTGATTTCATTAAAACTTTTTTATGTTTTTCTATAAATTTAACTGAACCTTCTTGTAATACCTTAACATATACTCTAAAATCTCTTTTCATAATAATACCTCCTAATAAGATTTAAATTATTTAAAACTTAATACAATAACTTCTCTAGTTTCATTTACAACTTTATTTTCTATAGTTGCTTTTTGTTTGGCATCTGAAAATACTAGTTTTACTTCTTCAACATTACTTTGAACTATCTTCATAGTTGATTGTTCTATCTGATTTAATTCTTCAACCAATTGTCTAGCAATTGCATCTGCAACATAATTAACATATTCATCACTACATATTTTAATTATTTCAGCTTTATTGAAATATCCAAATTCACCTAATATACTTATTCTAGAAACATCACCAACTTGATTTAATTCACCTATATATCCATCATTAGCTCTGTTTTCTCTTTGTGGTACTTTACCATTATATTTTATTGATTCAGATAATCTTACAGCTGCTTTAGCTGATTTCATATCCCCTTGATTGTACATGAAGAAATATCCTGTAGAATCATCTTTATAAGAATTGTGATGAACTGATAAATAAATTTTTGGATCACATGCTTTAGCTTTTCTACCTGCTGCATTTAAATCTCCACTTTTATTTGTTGCATATTGTAAATTTACATCTACACCGTATTGGTCTAGTTTTTTTGCAATTGCTCTAGCTAACTTTAAATTTATATCAAATTCTGATATAAACCATTGGTTATTTTCACATCTTAAAGGTATATCACTTGGTATATCTTTTACTGATATTCCATGTTTGCTTATGTTTATATTATTTCCCCAATCGTATCGTTTTCCAGGTTTAACTTGGTTTTCATTACCCCATTCACCTGCTCTGATAACTATATCAACTGGTCTATTTTCATTTTCGCTATAATCTGCATACGATTTAGAAGGATAGGATAAAATCATAGCTCCAAATATCACCATCATTAATAAATTTTTTCCAAATCTTATTATAGCACTTAACATAATAATTCCTCCCCTTAAATTATTATTATTATTTTATAAACATAATTGGTAACCCTGCATTCTCTCTTTGTGTTTGGAATGCATGATGTAAAGCCTCAACATCTAGATTTGTAAATACTGTATCTGCATTATATCTAGCATGTATATCAAATAGTTCTTTCATAAAATCTTGCATATAGTTTAGTTCTTCAATTATTGATTTACTAAATACGTTAGTTAATGTTGATAATCTTTCTAGTTCCTCCTGTATAAATTTTATACCATTAGTTTCTTCTTGACATCCATTTTTAATCATGCCAATTTCTCCTAGAGTTAAATAAACATCTGTACCTTGAATGTTATATACTTCGTAATCTTCATAATCCCATACACCATAATCATATGGTGAATAGTTTTCGAAATATACATCGTCTATAGATACTGTGTAAAATTGCTTTATATAATTTTCACACATATCTATATCACCCCAACAAAGTATATTATTAAATTTATCTAAGCATATAACTGTACTCATAATCTACCTCCTTATTATATGTTAGGTATTACACTTTTATAATATATAATTGAAATATAACCTTTTTACAGATTAAAACTTTCATTAATTCCTTAAGGAATTAATGAAAATAATTGCGAGAGACTAAAAAATAAACGTAACTTCCTAACCATAATTCATTTTTTACAACTTCTTTATCCGCTCCTCCTTAGGGGAGTCGCTTTATTCTTAATGCTGCTATCGCATTAAGAAGTTGTTGTACTGTTAATAATTTATTATATAGTTTTACTGAAATGTAATTTATTACAACAATATGTATTATTTTGTTAAGGAACATAAAAAAGATAGATATGTATAGACGCCGCAGCGAACATTATACATATCTATCTTTATTAAATCCTCACTAAGTGAGTCTCTTTGATCTAGATAAATAGATCTAACATATATATTTGTTATATGTAAATTAAATTTTATTTTTTAACTTTTCCGTCACCTAATAATAAGTTAGCTTTACTTACAGCTTTACCAACTGCTTTTGATTTACTGTTTTTAGATTTTTTCATGGCTTGTTTTGCTAATTGTTTAGCTTGAGCAGAATATCTTTTTTCTAATTTACCTTCTAGGAATCTTTCTAATTTCCATATAGTTAAAAGTTTTTTGAAGTCTCTATCCCCTTTTTCTTTAGCTATTTGGAATACAGCCATTTTATAAGCTTTATTCTTTTTAGCTTCTTTATCTAGTCGAACTATACTTCTTTCAACTAATATATCCTCATTTATAGCTTTTCCTAGATCATAAGTATTTTCAGTTAATGATTCTATTTCTTCACTAGAGAACGTATCTAATATAGCACATTCTACTATTAAAGCATTAACCTCAGTTTCATTTGAATATTCATTTATTATTAATCCATTATCATCGAATATCATTATTCAATTACCTACCTTTCGCCTTATATTTTTAATAAATCTTAATAAATTGTTTTAACAATATAATCGTAAATATATAACTGTAAAATATTATCCGATATAATTTTATAAACGATATAACAAAAAAGTAAGAAATAAAAATAAAACCTATTAAGGGGGTAACCATATGGAAAACTTAAATAAAAATTATTTAGTTGAAAGAATAGCTGTTGAAAATAATCTGGTAAAAAATTCATTAGTTAATGCAGATTTTGTAGAAATACAATCAGCACCTATGGGTAATGGATCAGAATATAAAAACAGAGTTCTTAATCTGTTTGGTGATTTTAATAGAGAAACAATAAGCGAAATGATGAAAAAATGTTTAAAATGGGAAGAAGAAGATGCAGAAATATTATATAAACACGCACAACAAATAAGACAATTAAGTGACCCTACGCAGTTATTAAAACCGATAATATTAAATATAAACTCTCCTGGTGGTCATGTAGATGAATTAATGGCGTTAGTAGATATGCTTGAATCTATGCCGGCACCAGTTATAACTAGAGCTTATGGTCAAGTATGTTCTTGTGGTTTTGTATTATTCTGCATAGGAGACGAGAGATATGTTGGTAACAATGCTTCTTTAATGTACCATGAACTAGCTTATGGTATATGGGGAAAAGATAGCGAGATAAAAAATTATCATGATTACGCTAAGAAACTTCAAAAGAGATTAGATAGATTAATAGTGAATAAAACAGGAATGACATTCAAGAAATTAAATGAATGGAAAAAAGAAACACATGATAAGTGGCTAGATTCTAAAGAAGCTGTAGATTTAGGAATAGCTACAGGATTATTATATTAAAGAATAAGGGTTCGCCCTTATTCTTTTTCATTTAAAAGGAGTGATCTTATGAGGATTTCAATATTTAATTTGAATACCAACAAATCGGTAATTGAAATTAAATTTGAATTAAGTAAACGAATGTTTATATTACAACCTATAATAATAGATAAAGAGTTGTCTTTCTTAACAAATGATTTGTTAAATATAAGAACTAAATGGATGACTTATTATTTAAATTTTACAGTATATGATAAAGATAATAACGAAAATAAAATAGAAGAATCGATGTTAAAAGATGTAAGTATTATAATAAAAAAAGCTATAATATATTTAAATAGAAAAGGTGGAACATATAAAATGTTCTTTTATAAAGTGTAAATTATAAAAATTCGATACCATATTATAATCATGAAACACAATAAATAAATAATTATTTAGGAGGTATTATTATGTTAATAAGATTTATGGATTGTAAAAAACAAGAAATGTTAACAGTAAAAGTTGACGTTAATGAATATATGTTTATAGTAGCTCCAGAAATAAAAGATCATAAGTTTGATTATTTAAGACCTAGATTAATGGATGTGAGAGCTAAGTACATGAAACTATTCTTACAAAACACAGGGTTATGTAAAGAATATGAAAAGATAATTTACAATGAGATGAGAGACGTTCTAATATCTGAAGCAGAACGTATTCATAGAGCTGAAGGTATAATGTATTATACAGTATAATGGAGGTATATAAATGAACTACAATAAAAAAAAGTTAACCTCGGAAGAAACAAAAGCTTGGATGATAATTTCCAATAAATATAATGATAAATCTAGTTATGATGAAATAGTTGATTCATTGTATCATTATATGTTCTCAATAGTAAACGGTTATCAATTTGACGTTGGAATGTTTGCAGATGAAATTGAAAATCTGATTGGTATAAGGAAACGTACAGATATAATAAATTATATATTAAAAAATTATTCTTAAGGAGGTGAATGAGGTGATACCACAACACGTGGTATCACCTTATTTGTATGTACCTAAACCATAGTACAAGTGTTAATGTTGCTGTTGGACGTGTTGAAGAAACTAATATGTTAATAATGTTATACGGGCATATAAAAGATAGATATAAAGAAAGACTAGAACCTGTATATAAAATCACAAAGATGAAAGGTATAAGTTTTGACAAATTTATAAAACATAGTATTAATATAACTAAAGAACATCATGAAGAATGTGTTAACAAAACTCCTGAAAAAGAAAGACATGTTATAAGAGATGAAGTTCATTTAAATGTTGAAGGAAGACATGTTGTGATAGACATAAGCTTATTAGTAACAGGATCTGTAATAAAATGGTACAACAGAAAACCAAGAGTTATAGACGAACATTATAAAGAACTAGTAGAAAACGGTGATTTAGTTCTTTACAACAACGTATTAGCATTTGAAACAATGATGACAACTGTAAGATTTGCAAATGAAAAATTAGAGTGCTTCAGTCATCAACCAAGTATAGGTAACTACAACTTCCCTAAGAAGATATATAATATAAGTTTTAAAGATTTAAGAACATTAGTAGAACCAATGTTAAAAGATTTAAGTAATGATGAAGAAGGAACTAAGATAAGTGTAAACGTACAAAGATTCTTAAAATTAAACAAAAGATAAAAAGTGTAAAAGATAGAATTTTAAAACCATATTATAACTGTGAATATAGATAAATAAAATATCTATATTCACAAAAAAATATATAAAGGGGTATGATAATATGATGAATAAAGATGCTATGAATATGATAGAATGTGCAGTATTAGAAAATGATATAAATAAATTTCATAACACATTAGATATGACAATATTTATGAATGAAGTTTATATGTTCCAACTAGATTTAGATAAAATAAATATAGACATAATAGACAACTTAAGAAATAGAATATCTACAATGATAAAATTATCTGATGAATTATTTGATTTAAGAAATAGAGGTATTGTATTAGAAAGTGTTGAATTAGTATCAACTTGTAATGATTTAAAAGATCTAATACAAAAACATATACAATCATTAAGAAGCTTCTATATGTAATCAATAACAAGCCGAGCGTATGACAAAATAAAATTCATTACAAAAGATAAATAAATTATGAGAATAAAAAATTTATTATAAAGGAGAATGAATTATGTACGCTTTATTAAATATAAAAACAAATAAATTCTTTAGATGTGAAAATGAATATAGAAATTGTTATGAAGTAGAAACATTCGTGGAAGCTTGCACATTTAAAGAACTTAAAGAGGCTTATTATAAAAACGCATTATTGAAAGAAGAATATAAAGTAGTTACTATAGTTGAAGCAGAATTAATGAATAAGTTATATTAGGAGGAGATTATATATGACACATTTATTATTAGTAGCTTTATTAATCATATTAGCAATATCAATAATCAAATTATCAATAAGTACAGCATTTAAAATAGTTTTATATATAACAATAGCAAGTATAATAATAAAGATAATGGGGGTGATGTGATGAAATGTAAAGTTATATACATGCAAGAATATAAAGAAAGAAAAAAATGTGATTTAGTTTATAGATTTAAAAAGTTTATAAAGAAATTGTGGAATGCTATAAATATATAAATTTTATATGATCCCTAAATAAAATATTGGAGGTAATAATATGAGAAATAATAATTTAAAAATAGCTGTAGTGGATATGGATGTTTATAAAGTGGTTGATTATATAGTAATTGGTAATGTGATATATAAATCAAATCAATTATCTAATTCAGAATTATCATTAACAACAGCAATGATATATGAACCATTTAAATGTTCTGTAGAATATTATGATGCAATAGCACACATGATAGGATATGATCATGTGCTAGCAGCAATACAAAGTTTAATGGATAAAGGAGCTAATATAGCAACAGATGAAATATATAGACAACTTGTAATGAATAATTTCAAAATAAAACATAAAGGTTTAATGAGATAATAAAATTTATAATTGGGGTGACATATTATGAAAGAGACAATAAGTTCAATAATATTAGTAAGTTCCTTAGTAACAAATAGACCTAAACAAAAAGTATTAAATCAACATGTAATAGAAAACAAATTACAACAAGATAAAACAATAGGAATAAAAACAAAATCATATAAAGGTAAACCAATGAAAGTTAATGCAACAGCATATTATGGAGATACAATAACATCAACAGGTACAGTTCCTAAAGTAGGTCAAACAATAGCAGTTGATCCTAAAGTAATACCTTATGGAACTAAAGTATATATACCTGAATTAGGAAAAGTATTCATAGCAGAAGATTGTGGAAGTGCAATCAAAGGAAACAAAATTGATATATTCATGGGAAGTTATAATGAATGTATGGATTGGGGTGTGAGAACTATAACGATATATATCATAGAATAACAAAAGTGTAAAAGATAGAAAAATAATACCATATTATAGTAATGAATATAGAATAATAATATTATAATTAAAGGGGATGTATATTATGAAATGTTGTATAAACTTAATAGCTAATAAAGGTGCTGCAGCAATAGTAACTGCAGCAATAGCAAATCCAGTTTCAGCAGGTGGATTAATGATAGCTGGAGCATTAAGTGCAGGTATCGTGATATTATGTGCAGGTGAAGTAAAGAATAGTAACAATAATCAAAAGCAAACAGCTACAGCTAAGTAATTTATAAAAGGTTCTAGGAGGTTTATCCATAAAGCCTCCGTCCAATGGGGATTTATATGATCCCCAGAAAAAATAATTTTGTAAAGGGAGAGTAAAAATATGAAAAATAATAACGCTATAATAAGAACTATGGAAAGAATGCAAACAATAATAAATGAGATGAAAGACCTATATAATGAATTTGAATTATTAGTTAATAACAATGAAGATGATCTTGATTCATATGAAAACATACCTGAAGAAGATTTAAAAGATTTAATAAATGAAGAATATAATGAAGATGAAGATCCAGAATATTTAGCATGGGTTGAAGCAAACTTTGGTGAAGAAAATGAATACAACGAAGAAGAAGATGAAGAAGATGAAGAAGAACCTATATATAACATATATTTTACACAAGAACAATTTGAAACATTATTAGAAAACTTTGAAGAATTACCATTTGGTTATGTATATGATACAAAAGAAGAAGAGTATATAGTAAGAATGGATGAAAATTTAGCAGATGAAATATTTGATGAATTAGATCATCTAGAATATATAGCATTATATGAAGAATGTTATAGAGCTAAATATGAAAGAATAAGAAGTGTACGAAATGCAATATATTATGGTACACATTATAATATGTAAAAAAATCTGGGGATTTATATGATCCCCAGAAAAAAATATATAATTATATAAATAATGGAGGGTTAATTATATGGAAAGAATGAATAATAATAAATTAAATTTAAAAGCTACAGAAGCATATTTAAAGATATTAGACAAAGAACCAAAAATCGAATATGCAAGTAAATTATTTACAAAAGCAATAAAAGCTAAAAAATATAAATATGCATTATTAATATTATGGATAAAATTATGTAAAGTTACATTAATACCAGCAAGTAAATGTTATCTTAAATTTATAATAAAACATTTCTAATAAGAGGTACCAAAAAATGAAAAATATATTAGAAAAAATAATTAATATAATAAAAGATATATTAATGCCAATAGACGATGAAATAATATATGATGTGGATGAAATAATTTATAATGATGAAATAATAGATTAATAAAAAAAATATAGGGGGATTTTGATTATGTTATTAAATATATTATCAAGTGTTGCTGAAATAATAACTGAGGTTGCTACAGGATTATTTAGTTCAGATAGTAATAATAATTTAGAAGAAAATGAAACATATCAATATTGGATGAACCTAGATTATAGTGGACAAAAATATTATTTCGAATCAAATGAATATTTAAAAGATTACATGGATAAAGAATTTTATGAAAATGATAGACATCTTACAGCAAAACATGTTGCTGAGATAGCAAACAAATTAAATAGAGAATTTACAAATATAAACTGCAGATATTAATCTGCAGTTTATATGTTCCAAAAAAAATAAAAAAAATAAAGGAGAAATGATTTATGTTTAACTTAGTTTATGATTTTACAATAGAAGATTCAATATATGAAAAAGAACCATATTATAATGATGATTATTATAAATTGTATTATAATAATGAAGAATTATTTATTTATGATGAAGATGATTATCCATCAGGGCTTGGAATTGAAATAGCAAACATACGAAAATGTGTGCATATTATAGTTCCTTATATAGATGATACATTTAGAAATGCTGATATATTTAAACAAGGTGTAGAATATACAATAAACTTAATAAATAAAATATTTGCAAATGAAGATTATAAAATAGATGTATATTACGAAAACAATTAGGAGGTAAATGAGTATGGAAAGAAAATTATCAGAATTATTAAGTGATCTAAAAATATTAGAAGAAAAATGGCAAGAAGTTTATGAAACAATGGATGAAGGTGATGAAAAAGAAGAAATCCTTACAGATATAGGATTAGCAATGGATGGTATAGGTATATGTTTAATGTATGGGGATTTTGAAAATGATACAGGAGAACCATACGATTATTATGCTGATTAGGAGGCAATGATATGGCAATAATTATATTAATAATAATAATGATATTAGATATAAAATATATGATCCTACCAAATATAAAATGAGAGGAGATAAATAATATGAAAAATCTAAATCCTAATTTAATAGTAGAAATAAAAAGTTTAATTATGAAAAATAATAATATACCAAACACATATGTAATAGATGCAATACAAATGTTAATATTCTATAGAACTAAAGAATTTAAAATGTATTCAGAATGTGAAGAAATATATAATAATTTAATATAGGGGGTAATAAATATGACATTAACAATATATGAAGCTTTAATAATAGTATTAGGTGTATTAGCATTAGGTGTTGGATATACATGGTTATTCTTTGATTTACAACATCAAATAAAAACTTATCAAGAATATTGTCCTTCATTAGAAGAAGACGATAATAAAGAAGGAAGCGAAGAATAATCTTCGCTTCTTTTTTAAAGAAAATAATAAATAAAAAAAGGGGATGCTATTATATGAATAATTATGAATTAATGAGAGAAGAATTAAAAAGTATGATAACACCTAAAACAGTATTTGTTTGTATAGGATCTAAAAATGCAGTATTTGATTCATTCGGTCCATTATGTGGAACTCTATTACAAAAGAAAGGAGTTCCATGTTATGGAACTAAAAAAGATATGATAAATGCTGCTACAATGGAATATATGCTAAATCAAATATATGAAAAAGATAAAATAGACAATGAAGACATAATTTCAATAGATGCATGTGTTACAAGAAGCGAAGAAAAATTAAATGGTATTGAAATTAGGGGTAAGGGAGTAAGACCAGGATCAGCTGTTGGACATTTCTTTCCAGTTGTAGGAGAGAATTCAATAGTAATGTATACGTTAACAGGAATGGAATTAAGAGATACAGTAGCGTTCTATAATATGTACGGATTAGGAAGTTTCGTTGGTAAAAGATGTGATCCAGCTGATAGAAAATTAATACAAGTATATGCTGATAAGTTAACAGACCTAATAGCAGAAATTTATCATGAAGTTTGTTTAGTACCAGTAATATGATATTAATATTAAGAATTGGTATGACCATAGCTATATTAATTATAGCTATGGAAACCATTATTTTTTTAGGGTTTTATTTATATGAATTAATAGAAAAATATTTTATTTATAAAAAATAATTATATAAACAAATTAGTAAGGATTATGATTATCCTTAAATATTTTTTCATATAAATTACCCCTTATTTTTATAAAATAGGTAGTAGCTGCGTGCGGTGCAGCTACTACCACTTACTGCTGAAAATTTATAAGGGAACATACAAGTATGTAAGAAGGTAATATTTCAATACTATATTATATATGTGGAATACAATAAAAATATTTAGGAGCTGATATATATGAAAAGTAAAAAACAATTAATATTTGAAGTTATAATAGATATATTAATATTAGCAATTTTTTCATTCACAGGTTGGATAGTTATAACAGATATGCTTATGAAAATATTATTAATTGGAGCAGGTCTTGTTGCAATAGGTTATAAAGCAGTAGAATTAAAAAATATATTAAAAAATAACTAGGAGGAAATATTGTGAATAATAAATATAATTTAGATTATTATGAAACTATGAATATAGTATCTGATTTTGTAGATACTATAGAAGATAATTTAAATTTTATAACTAAAGCATTAAAAGATCAACCAGAAGAATTAGAAGTTATAATACAACAAATGAAAGAAGATACTGATACAATATTAGCTCTAGAAGATAAACTTAATATGTTCCTAGAGACAAAACAATATCAAGAAGTATGCAATCAATTAATTATAAATACAGCTTTTCATATATATGTAAGAGATGTATTACCTGAATGTGATACAGAATTTCTAGAAGGTTATTTAGAAAGTTTAAGTGAACAAATGGTAATAAATGATGTTACAAAAATTATAGATAAATATGAAGCTTAATAAAATAATTTAAAAAGGATGGGATGATATTATGGGAAAAGCAATAGCAATTTTATCAATATTAGTTGGTTATGAAATGGCAATTAAAGTTTGGGCAATAATAAAAATGACAGGTAGAAAAGTAGAAGGTTGGGAACAAAAAGATTTTGAAGAATTATTAAAAGATCCTAAATTTAGAAAATATATGAGATAGGGGTTGAATATATGATAAGGTTTGAAGGAGTATTGATAAGAAAGAAATATGTTGGTTACGCCTTTGTAAAACAATCACCAGATTCAACTTGGATATTACAAATAAATTTTATGAATGATAACAAAGAAAAAGATTATATTTGGCTTAAGTATAAAACAGAAAATGAAGCATATGATAAATTAGACGAATTAGAAAAATTATTATGTGATTAGGAGGTAATTATATGAGAAAAGATATTTTAAAACAATTGTTGGAAAATGATATAGAAAAATGTGAAGAGTATCTAGCTGCAAGATTAGGTCCTGATCAAATGATTTTAGATGGATTTGTAGTAGATGAAAACACATTTGAAGATATAAGAGAATTGACAGAAGATGAAAGAAAATGTTTCTACACAATAAGAATAAATAAAATGAGAATAAGAATGATAGAAGAAGAATAGATACCATTTGGTATCTATTCTTCTGAAAAAATAAAAAATAATTAGGGGGTACGGAATATGTTAAATATAATAATATTAATTGCTGGATTTGTAATGTTAATAAAAGGAGCTGACACATTTGTTGATAGTGCTTCAAGTATAGCTAAGAAATTTGGTATACCATCTATAATTATAGGTATGACAATTGTAGCAATGGGTACAAGTGCACCAGAATTATCAGTTAGTATAAATTCATCTTTATCTGGAATGAATGATATGAGTATCGCTAATGTGGTTGGTTCAAATTTATTTAACCTATTAGTTGTATTAGGTGTATCCTCATTATTAGGTAAACTTAAAATAACTAATTATAAAGATGTTATAGTATTATTATGTTGTAGCTTAATATTAGCATTATTTACATTAAATGGTACATTAAGTTTAATAGAAGGATTAATATTATTATCAATATTTGCTTGGTTTATATTTAGTATGATTCAACAAGCTAAAAACAATAATGAAGAAATGGATGAAATAAAACAAAAGCCATTAAGTTTAACTATAGTATTAGGTATAATAGGATTAGCTGCAATAGTATGGGGTGGAGATTTAGTTGTAACTGCTGCAAGTGCAATAGCAACTCAATTAGGTATGAGTGAAAACTTAGTTGGATTAACAGTAGTTGCAGTTGGAACATCATTACCAGAATTAGTAACATCAGTTATGGCAACTAAGAAGGGTGAATTAGATATAGCAGTTGGTAATGTTATAGGAAGTAATATATTCAATATATTATTAATAATAGGTTGTGCTTCAGTAATACATCCAATGACAGTATCAATATTTGCTATAATAGATACATTGGTAGTATTTACAGTAACAAGTTTATTTATAGTATTAACTAATAAAACGAAAGAGATAACTAAGAAAATAGGAATACCTATGATATTAATTTATATTATATATATGATAATAACTATAATAAGATAATAACCTGGATTTCCAGGTTATTATTTTTTCATTTGTCATTTAACAAATTTATATATGATTAATTTAATTAAGGAGGTAATTTTATGGATAATATGATGAAAGAAAATTATTTCATTAAAGATTGGATGAATACAGTTAGAACTACAGTTAAATTAAATTATCCAGATATTAAAGATGACGAATTAGAAGATTATTTATATTCAATATTAGATAATAATATTAGAATACCGATAACAACTTTAGATAATAACTATATCAATACAACTAAAAGAGTTGATGCATTAACATTAATGCAATGGGTGAAAAATAATAATTTTATAGTTGCGGGTAATGGAACGATATATAAAAATCATGAGCAAGAATATAATCCTTCAATACATTTCTTAATAGACCTTAAGAAATCTAGGGATAGTATGAAGTCTGCAATGAAAAAATTAGATCCATCAACTTATGAATATGCGATGAAAGATATGGGACAATTAAACGAAAAATTATTAATGAATAGTGACTACGGTGCAGGTGGTTCTCCAATAACATATTTTTATAATTTATATTGTGCCGTAGCAACAACTGCAACTGGTCAATCTATGATATCAACAGCAGTAACTTGTTTTGAAAACTTTTTCGCAGATAATGTTAAATTTATAGATTTTGATGATTGTTCACAATATATAACTAATGTAATAAATGAACCGTTTTATGGTGATATGAGCTTAGTTGAAGATAAAAGAGCACATGAAGTGTTTGAAAGATTAAAAGATAGATTTATTGATTATAAAGAAAATTATAATCATCCATTATTTTCAATGTTATTAAACTTAGATCAAGATAGCTTAAATAGATTATATTATAAAAATAATTTATATGAATTTGCAAGATTACCTAAAGTTAAGAAACTTATATTTAAAATAATAGACGAAACTGATTTATTCTTAGATCCTAATAAACCACCAAAAGATGTTCAACCTGATTTGGAATTATTATGGAGTTGGATGGAATCGTTCGTTTATTATGATTATTTTGCATTTAACAGAATAGGTAGGGTTACAACTGATGAAAGAGATGTTATAGTTACAATAGATACAGACTCAGCTATGATATGTTTAGCAGAATGGGTTGATTTCGTATTTGATGAAATAATAAAATGTGATGATAAAATATTATCAATAACTCGTAAAGATTTTACGTATGAAATAAATGGAGAAGATATGACATTTGAAGGGGAAAAGATGCTAATATATAAAATATGTAATACTATAACATATATAGCTTCTCAAGTTATAGGAAGACATCTTAAAAAGTTTGCAATAAACTCAGGAGTACCTGAAGAATATCATAACAGAATTCATATGAAATCAGAGTTCTTATTTAGAAAAATGTTATTAACTAATACAAAGAAAAGATATATGTCAAAAGTAATGTTAAGAGAAGGAACAGTATTTGAAAAAACAGATGTTAAAGGATTAGATCATCTTAAATCAGAATGTAATGAATTCACAAGAAAATTTATAAATAAACTTATGAACGATGAGTTTCTAGAAAAATCTGGAGATGATATAACAGTTAAGAATATAATAAATGGTGTAAGAGAATTAGCAGAGTCAGTGCGAACTTCATTAGAAAGAGGAGAGAAAACATTCTTAACTCCAAAGAAATGTAAGGAAGCGGCGGCTTATAAAATGCCATTTCAAGAGCAATCATTTAGAGGAGCTTATGCTTGGAATATGATATTCCCAGATATGGGTATAGAATTTCCAGATACAGTAGATATAGTTCATCTTAATATTCATAAATTAGAAGATATAGCTGAATTAGAGAAAACTGATCCTGAAATATATAATAGAATAAAAAGATTTATATTTGAAAGTAAATTAGAAGAAGTTAGAAAGAAAGCATTAACTGTTTTAGCAATACCAAAGAATATAGAAACTATACCTGAATGGTGTAGACCTTATATAAATTACGATAAAATAGTAAATGATAATACAACTAAAATGAGATCTATATTAGAATCATTAGGAGTTCAAACTATACAAACTGATTCAACTACAGATAGATATTCAAATATAATAGAATTCTAGGAGATTAATAACATGAGAAAAGAAGTTAAAGAAGCTATAAGAGAATTATGTAAAAGAACAAAAGATATACGAAATAAAAATTATAAATATAAAAATGGAGGTAAACAAAAATGAGTAAATTATTAAGTGCTAATTCTTTAGAAATATTTATGGAAAATCAAATTAAAATGATGATACACAACAACTATAAAGGTAGAAAACCTAGTTTAGTTATAATAGTTGCAAGTGATGATAAGGCTTCACAAATTTATGTTAATAATAAAATGAAAATGGGAAATAAGTTAGGAATAGATATTGAGATTATAACATTATATGAACATACTACAAATAAAGCGGTTGAATCATTAATAGATGATTTAAATAATAATCCAAAGGTTGATGGTATTATATTACAATTACCAGTATACGATCATTTAGATTCTCAACATCTAATAAATCAAATATGCCCATATAAAGATGTGGATGGATTAACATGGTATTCTAAAGCAATGCTTGAATGTAATAAGTTAGAATTGATGCCTTGCACACCATTAGGTGTAAAGAATTTATTAACTATAGAAGGGGTATTTATTCCTGGTAAGAATGTTGTTGTAGTTGGTAAAGGAGAAACTGCTGGTGCTCCTATGGCAACAATGTTTAGAAACATGGATGCTACAGTAACTATTTGTAATGCAAGAACTAGTAGAGTTGATTTGGAATGGTATATTAGACATGCAGATATAGTTGTATCTTGTGTAGGTAAACAAAATCTATTAGATGCAGAGTGGTTTAAAGAAGGTTCTGTTGTAATAGGTGTTGGATTATCATATGATGAAAATGGAAAACAACAATTAGATTTTAATGTTGATGAAGTTTTAGAAAGAGGTAAAGTTAAATTTGTTTCTCAAAGAACTAATTGTACAGGTAAGGCAACCGTATTATCTTTAATGTATAATACAGTTTGGGCTTATTGTAAAAGATAAGATTTTCAAAACTATATTATATAGGTGAAGTACAAATAAAATATTTAGGAGGTCTTTAATTATGAGTAGAGATTATATGGAAAATATTTATGATGCTTTAAATGCACCAGAGGTTGAATATGATGAACAAGGTATTGAATATCTAGATGACCCAGTAGAAGAAAATGAATTCGATTGGGGTTGGAATGATGAACTATCTTGGGCAGATGATATAACATTCTTAGATGAACCTGAAGAAGAAAATATGGATTACGATTTAGGTGAAGGATTTATACAATTATATCCAGGAGAAGAATATCAAGAAGAACTTATAGTAATAGATGAGAATTATATATTAGATGATTGTGAAGGAGATTTAACAACACAAAATTATAAACCATCAGTTTATTATGATCCTGTAGAAGAACCAGAAGAAAAAATAGATGTTGAAAATTATGTATTTGACATAAATGGTTTATTAGACGATGAAGAAGAATCATTAGCAATAGATGTAGACAAAGTTCAAAGTATAATTAAATTCTCACCAAACGATAAAATTGAAGAAGATGAATTTGAATACATTGAGAGAGATGAAGCAATGGATAAATTAGCAACATCTATAGCTAAAGAACATATGGAGAATATAAAAGCAGGTGACAGTTTAGGATTATTTGGAGATGTAACAAATCCAGATGATGATACAAGTTGGGTAGATGATGACAAAGATATGTTTGGTGCAGATATAAGTGTTATAATAGGAGAAAATCCTAATGCTGAAGTTGAAGAAGATGATTTTGTTGAAGGTTCTTTCTCTCAATGGCTCCTAGATCAAAATAATAATTAAATTATTAGATAACGGTAGAAATATTTCTACCGTTATGTTTATAGAAAGGAAGTGTAATATGAGTTTAATATTAGACAGAGTAGGTGAAGAAGGTTATAATAACTTTGGTTCGAAAATAGTAATAACATGTTATAGAAATAACACAGATATCGATATTTATTTTCCTGAATATGATTGGTACATTTATCATGTGCAATACAACAAATTTAAACACGGTAATATAAAATGTCCTTATGAACCAAGAGTTGTTGGTCATGGGTATATTGGTGAGGGTGAATATAAATCTGTAATAGACGGTATACAAACGCATTGTTATAAGACATGGAGAGGGATGTTAACTCGTTGTTATGATAATAATTATCACAATAAAAAACCAACATATATAGATTGTGAAGTTTGTGAAGATTGGTTAAATTATCAAAATTTTGCAAAATGGTATTATGATAATTATTATGAAATAGATGGTGAGCAAATGAATTTAGATAAAGATATTTTATGTAAAGGTAATAAAATATACAGTCCTGAAACATGTGTTTTTGTTCCTCAAAGAATAAATGATATGTTTTGTTCTAGTAAGGCTTGTAGAGGAGAATTGCCTATAGGTGTCCATAAACATAAATGTGGAAAATATGCAGCCTTATGTCATATCGATCATAAACAAAACCATTTAGGGTTATTTAATACCGCTGAAGAAGCATTTTTAGTTTATAAACAATATAAAGAAAACGTTATAAAAGAGGTTGCTAATGAGTATATTAATTATATTCCTTACGCCCTTTATGATAGTTTAATTAATTATGATATAAGTATCGATGATTAGAACAAATAATATAAACGGAGTAAGGAAAATCCTTACTCCTATAATTTTTCTATAGGGGTGATTATTAATGAAATATTTAGCAGACATTAAATCAACATTCGATTCAATAGTATTTGAATGGGACGAAACAAAATCTAATATTCAAAACGTTCATGAGTTTGCAGAGTTGTTCTTAAAGTTGACAGATCCTTATAATAAGATATCTACAAGGGTATATGAACATACGATGAGAACTATTAAAATAGCTGAAAGATTAATGAATAAAGAAATTGCAGATAAAGAGATAGTTATAGTAACGTTATTATTACATGATATAAGCAAAACTGTATGTGAAAATTCTCATAATCTAGTAAGCCATAGATTAGCTGAAATATTCTTTGAGAAGTTTCCATATTTAGATAAAAAGAAAAAGAAAATTCTAGATTGTATATTATATCATAGTGCTAAAGATTTAGATTCGTTAGATTTAACACCTGAAATGAAAGTTGTAATGGATGCTGATATCTTAGATGAGATAGGAATATTATTAATAAGTAGAGTATGTTTGAGAACACATAATAAGAATTTATCAATACAAGAATTAATTAAACTATTAGATAATAAGTATGCTAAAATAGAAAGAGAACTAGCATATGTAAAAACTAAAACAGGAAAGGAATTATATATCCAAAAGAAAAAGAAATTCAAAGAGTATCTTGATGCTCTTAAGATAGAATCTGCAGAGTATAAACTATGAAGAATTATTTAAAGATTTATTTAGCGTATTTTGTAATTAAAAATACGCTAAAAATTCTTTTATTATTATATTTAAAAAAGAAAGGTTATACCGTTAAACATATAATATTAATTATAAAAAATAAAAGGAGGAATAAAAAATGATAAAATGTTATATAGTAAAAAACATTGAATCGAATGTGGTTGAAGGTGTATTTAAAGAAAATAAATTCTATATAGCAAAAATATCATCTAATGGAGTTAATATGATATCTGTAATGGATAATAAACAAAATTGGGTTCCTTTCAAATGGAGAGGTATGTATGATCCTAAATATTTCAATAAATATTTTGAAATTTGGGATGCATTTCTAATAGAGAATAAAAAAGAATTAAACGAGTATATAATTTCTACAAAATTTTATGAGTGATATAACAAATATTTAGAATTAAAATAGTTAAAGGAGATGATTATATGTATAAGCCATTAGATTTGAAGGATGAATTAGAATGTATATATATGCATCCTATAGAAGCTAAATTGAGGATGAAATTTTTAGATATAGTTAAAAAACATGGTAATGGATTATGGGCATTCGAAGAATTAGAATGGCTTGTTTATATAGACGGAATAGATGAATATGAAGCTATGAGTGAAGAAGATAAATGGGTTTTAAATATATTTATGAGATCTTTTAGAAGTTTATACAAATAATTAAAAAAGGAGTGTTGAATTATGAAAGCAGAATTAGTAAAACAATTACACGTATTAGGAGTTTATAGAGATCCGAAAACTAAACAAAAACTTGAAACTTTAAAATTTACAGCAGTATTAGAAGTTATGAATTGGGTTGAAGAAGAAATGGAAAAAGGTGTAGAATTTAAAAGAGAACAATGTAAATATGAATTTGTAAAACCAGTGTCTAAAAAAGATAAACTTGCGAATAAAGGTAAAAAGAAATAGAATAATTAAATAATTTGAATTTATAATAAAAAAATATAGGAGGTATTTATATGGCTTTTAATAATTATAATAAAGATAATAATGGAAAGAATGAATCAGTAAATACAAGAGGAATTCAAATGAAGAACCAAACTGGTGTAGAAGCTTCTACATTAGTGGTTCAATATTGGGATGACAAATTAAACATAATGCTACATCCTAGATTAAAGAATCCTACAGAAAAACAAGTTTATGATTATGAACAAAAAATATCTGTTACATTAAGAGTTGATAAAGCACAATCATTATTAAGAGCTTTAAATCTTATAATAGATAAAGCAATAGCTGAAGATAAAGAAGCTTCAGTTGCGATAGTATTACCATTAGCTTCAAGTACAAATATGTTAGTTGTAGAAGCTAGAAAAATAGAAGGTAATTTAAATATAATATGTCATGTTTGTAGAGATTTAAATCCACAAACTAAATTACCAGATCAAAGATTCTCTTATACATTTATAAGAGATGAAGAAGTAATTGAAGGTTATAATCCAGCAACAGGTGAAATAGATGATGTTAAAGTTTATCAATCAGAATATGAAGTATTTAAAGAGGCTTTAAGAGAATATATAAAAGTATCTTTACAGGCTAATGTACATTCTGATAGATATAATGATAAATTCTATAGAAATAGCTTAATGGATAAAGTAACTAAGATAGGAAGTAAAGTTGGTGCTTTAGATTCAGGTAATTTTACAGGAAGTTATAATAAAGCAACATTTGCAACACAAAATTATAATAATAAACCTGAACAGGTACAAACAACAAGTTTAGATGATTTAAATGATATATTCTAAAATAAAAGAATGACGATTCTTCGTCATTCTTTTTTTATTATTATACGAGGTGATAAAAATGGGTGATGTGAATTATTTCGGTACAAGAGACCATTATATGTTTATATGTTATAAAGATATGATAAAGATGACATATCCTGTATTATTACATGAAATATGTAACAACTATTATGATGATTTAAAAGATTATTTAGAATTAGATAAGATAAAAGATTTTGACATTTATAATTTGGAAAGAATATGTGCAGAGAGATTAGATATAAATCCTCTTAAATATATAAAGAAACCAGATTGTCCAGATGAAACTTGTGATTTACTATTAAAAACATTTAATGAAGAATTAACTTCAATTTACACACAATCTAAATTTAGTGAGTTTGGTGCTAAAATGTATAACATATTTGAACAGGATAGAATAAAAGAATTTTATATTTATATAGAAGAATTAGCACATCAAGCAATTATAGATTGTAATGTATATTTTGAAAAGTATAGAGATAAGATAAAATTCCTTACTGGAGATTTCATTGAAGCAGTTAAGTTTTTACCTAATAAACCAACATGCTATGTGCTTAATGATGTTAAGTATGTACATCAATTAATCGAACATAAACTTATTCCTTATACAGAAATATTATTAGGAGAGTTAGGATGTAATTATGAATTAGATGAAGAATTTGGATTAAAGGTTAAAGGATTAGATGAAGAAGTAATTAAGAATGAAGTATTTAAATTAGGGGTTACACCAGTATTAAAACTAGAGAAAGAGCATTTTACTCAGTTTGACATGAGTGAGCTGGATGATAATAAATAAACCCCATAACAAATTTATAATATTTAAAAACTTGGAGGTAATTAGATATGGATAATAAATATAAAATAAATATGAATAATAATGTTATTACAGAAGAAGAATATAGGGAAAGAATTCATCTTTTATTTGATGATGTTTCCAATACATTAAGTAAAACTCTTGGACCTTATGGTGCAACTTCAGTTTTAGATAAAGTTGGAGACGTTATGTTATCTAAAGATGGATGGCAAGTGTTAAAAAAATTAGCTTATATGGACGAAGTTCAAAATACATTATTAGGATTAATAGTTAAAATAGCACATCAAGTTGTTATGAGAGTTGGGGACGGTTCAACTACATCTGTAGTAGGTGCCAACCAATTATTACAACAAATGGATGATATAGCTAAGAAAACTAATTTAAGACCAAAACAGCTTTTAGATACATTAGAAGAAGTTGTTGAAGATATATGTGATAAAATACAAGAAATAGCAGTACCTATAAATAAAGAAGGTGATTTAGACGAAATATATAAATTGGCGTTAGTATCAACTAATGGTGATTCTAGTATAGCTGAAATGATAAGAACTATATATAAAGAAACTGGAAACCCAGCTATAGAATTTAATAAATCTAAATCATCAAATACAACTTATGAAGTATTAAAAGGTTATAAATTACAATTTATGACATATATTGATAGAATATTCATAAATAATGATAATGGAACTTGTAATATTAAGAAACCAATAATATTAATGTTTAATCATAAATTAGAACAAGATTATTTTGAACCATTAATACAACCAGCAATAAGAGCTGCTATAGATAGAGGACAAAGATTAGTTGTAGTTGCACCTTATTACGATTCTTTCTTATTACAAAGATTTGCAAGAGATTTAAGTTTAGAATTTAAAGCAACTAAAACATCTACAGCAGTATATGCTAAAGGTTCTTTAATGGATGAACATAGAGCTGATTTATTTAATGATTTCGCTGCTTTATGTGGATGTACAATAATAAATGAAAGTATAGCACTAGACGTTTTAAAAGGAGATTTAGAATTTAAAGTAGAAGAATATCTTGGTGAAGTTGAAGAAATGGATATAGGAGAACAATCTACATTTGCAACAGGATTCATCAAAAAAGATGAAGGTATGTTACAAATATTAGAAAAAGATGCTATATCTAAATATCAAGATTTACATCAAGCTGCTGAAAAATCTAGTACGATAACTGAAGCATTAGTAAATGCTAAACAAAGAATGTCTAAACTAAAAGGAAATATGGGTATAATAAACGTTGGAGGAAGTACAGAATTAGCTAAACTTGCAAACTTTGATTTAGTTGAAGATGCTGTTAAAGCATGTGAGTCTGCTTATTTATTCGGTGTAACTCCAGGTCAAACTATAGGTATACAAACAGCAATACAAGATTTAAGAAATGATGAAAAATATAAAAAGAATAAAATAGGAAATATGTATCTTGATGCAATAAGTGATGCATATAAAGATGTAACTAGAATATTATTAGAAAATAAATTTAAAGAACATATACCACATTATATTATGAATAAGTTATTAAAAGAATCTATAAAAGCACAAGCTGTTATAGATATAGAAAGAACTGAAATAGAATTTGTTGAAATCGTAGGAGCTGATAATATAAGCTTAGAAGATGGAAATTGGTTACAAAGATTCTTCCATAAGTTTGAAAAAGTATTTAAAACTCCTGATTTAGATGATGTATTTAAACCTGAAGCTATAGTTAGAGAAATGGCTTTAGATAATACGATAATAAATAGTTGTAAAACTGATATAGAAGTATTAAGAGCTACAGCAGGTATAATAGGATTATTATTAAGTAGTAATCAATACGTTGCAGTAAGATTCTAATAAAAAAGAGGATAACATATTTGTTATCCTCTAAATTATTTTTTATATTAACAACAACATATTTTTAAGGTTTGTTTAAGAGAGGAGGATGAGTATGAAAATTGATGAGTTTTTAAAAAACCCTATGGGTAAAGGAGCAGTTATACCCGGAAAAGATCAATTGTTAATGGTTTTAGATTATAGATTAAAATTATTAAAAGAAAAACAAAACATAACTATGAAGATTTATACAACAGAAAAAGATGTTTATTATCACGTCATGATTCCATCAGAAAATGTTGATAGGGATGTAACATATGACGTGATTATTAAATTTAAACAAACTGAAAAGAATGAGAAATTCGATCAATCTTATAGACAATATCAGATAGAGTTCTTTTCAAATTGTCCTAGTTTTACGTATGGATATGCATATGTAGCAAATCTAAACGGGTATTTGATTAAAGAATTATCTAATAAATATGAAGAGGTTGTATTAACAAGACCTCCAGTTAGCAAAAACCCAGGCTTAATATTTAGTTATGAAAAATCTATTTATTTTGCTTGTAAATATATAATGGAAGATAAACAAGTTCTTCAAAAATCATATGTTAAAACATATGGAGAGAAATTAACTAAGAACGTCCTTAAAGAGATAAAACACATGAATATCATAGAAGAAGAATATAAAAGAGCAGATAAAGTGATGAGAGAAAAAAGAAAAGCAGAGAAACTTAAATTAGATAAAAAAACTAAAAAGTTAAAAGATGATTATTTAGAAAAACGTCAGAATAAAAATCCTAGTTCAGGAGGAGTAAATACAATTAAGAAAACTAAAGCTAAGAAAACAGGTGCTAATAAAATTACTCCAATAAGAAAGAAAAAATGACTATATGTAAAAAGGTAATTTTTCAATTATATATTATAACAATGAAACAAATAAAAAATAATAAGGGGTGATTGATCGGTATGGTTAACAATAATAAAGTTCTTTATGAAAATTGGGTTAAAGATCAAACAGAGGATGATCAATTATTTATATTTGATAATGGTATCTTAATGGTGGCTTTTGATAGAATGTTGCATTTTGAATTACCTGATAAAATGATAAGTATGTTTACATTTAAAAGCAAGTATAGAAAACAAACTTCATTAATATGTAACCATCTTAATTATTTTGTTAAGTATTATGATCCAGATAAATTATATATAACTGCATTATTCAAAATCAAAACATTATTAGATACAAGATCTGGTCCTCTAAGTGAAGATTCATTCATAAAATTATTATATGATACAATCATAACCGAACCGATATTAAAACAAGTAAATGCTTTAGTAGAATTAAACAACACACGAAGTATTGAATGTGAAGTTAAGACAGCTAAATATGGTAAAGAATCATCATTTACAGATGAACACAATGCAATTCTTTATAGAATGTCTATGTGTACAAATTTATTAATACCATTAATTTTACATTATTCTCATAGATTTATGCATACGAATAAGATGTTTATAATAAACAAATATTATGATCCATTATTCGAAATCTGTGGGAAGGGGATAAATTTAAAAGAGAAACTGTTTGCATTCATATTAAAAGAAACTAAAGACAGTGAGAAAAGAGATGCACAGATATGGCATCAAAGAGAACTTATAGGAGATTTCGATCCTATATCATTTGCAGAAACTAGATTACAAAACATTGTAAGTAATATAATTCCTAAATTAGATTACAATGAAAATTCTCATAATATAGCCTTAATAAGATCAACAGTTTCAAGAGATTTTAGAAACTTTACAAAGGAAAAGTATAAATTATTTCCAACAGAAATTTCAGATGAAAGAGATAATGATGATTCATTGTCTCAACAAGATAAAATGGAAATGTCTATGCTTAGAAAAGATTTATCAAATGTAGTTATTAGTACAGTTAATAAAGAAACCGTATTACAAAATTTACAAGATAGTTTAAAAGTTGATATATCTGATGAAGAAATCAAATATTATAAAAAGAATTATAGACCAACAGATTTTCAACTTCAATTAATTAAACTATATTTCGCTAAACAGTTTAATGGTTTTAGTGAGATGGAAGCATTATCATCAGAACAATTTGCACGATTAGTGATTCTGATGAAATATAAAATGCAGTCACAAGGTTATAAGTATTTACAACATATGATAGTTGGAAATATGTTAGATAGAAATGCAAACAAAGCAATGAGAAGTCTTAAATTTGTAGATAAGATAGAACAGTCTGATAGATACAAACGTTTAGTAGAAAAGAAATATGCTAAACTATTAAAACTAAAAGGACCTAGAGTTATATTAGATGTCTTATCAACATTATTGAAAACTAAATTTGAATTTGTAGATTATCATAATCAAGATCTACAAGGAAAAACAATATCTATAGATGAAGATTTAGTAAGTGATGAATTCTTAATGTTCATGGGTAATATTTAATTACCCATGAACTATTTATTTTTTAAGAGGTGATTATATGGATAGTAGAGAATTTAAGAAAGAATTAATAAATGAAATATTATTAAATATTAAACCATCATATTACAAGAACTATGAATTAAATGTTAGATGTCCATTCTGTGGGGATTCGATTAAAAATGCAAACTCTGCACATTTGTCTATCAGAATAAATCCTGATGATGATCAACCATTAGTGTTCAGATGTCTTAGATGTAATTCAACAGGATTATTTAATGGAACTACGCTAACAATGATAGGAATATATACAGGTTCTAATTCTGTAAATATAGAAAGATATAATAGATTGTCATGTAAAAAACATGGATTAACATTTAACAAGAAAGGATTAAACATTAAATTCCCAGAGTTAAAAATAACGGATTTAGTAATGCAAAAACATAATTATATTGAAAATAGATTAGGAATAAAAATTGATGTTGAAGAACTTCATCATAAGAAAATAGTTTATGATTTTATAGGATTATTAAGATATAATCACATAGAAAAATTATATGGAAGTGCTGAACATATTAAAGCTTTACAAACTGATCATGTTGGATTCTTATCAGCAAGAAATGATTTTATAAACTTTAGAGATATGACAGGAAATCATCAGAGATATTATATCTATAAAATAAAAAGAGATTTAGATACAACTGGTAAATTTTATATAATGCCTAATAAAATAGATCCTTTTAATAATGATATTAAAACTATAAATATTGCTGAAGGAGTATTTGATATATTAGGTATATATTACCATTTAATGAATGGATATGAATATAATACAGTGTATGCAGCTATAAACGGTTCGGGGTATCTTAATGTAATAAAATATATTTTAGAACAGGGATTACTCTGTGATGTTAATGTTAATATATTTAGTGATGCTGATAGACCACCTGATTATTATAAACGTATGATTAAAAATATACAACCATTTGTAAATGATATAAGATTATTTTATAACGATATAGGAAAAGATTATGGAGTTAAGAAAAATGAAATAAAGCTTAAAGAAATTGGTATAGATAGATTCTAATCTATCTATACCATAATTTATTTGATTCCGAGATTTTTTTATTTACTTAATTGTATTTCCACTGATTTATTAAATAAAACAATCCACTAAGTATAAGAATACTCGAAGAAAGGAGTGATGATAATGGGGTTTAAGTTTGATGAAAAACTCTTAGTTAATAATAATATATTTAAATATGAAGATAAGCTTAATAGTGCATTCACAAGATTCTTAGAAACTACACCTACCTACGTAACATATTATAATATCAATACGATAGAATCTACAGTTGATTTAGGTTTTGCAAACGTTGATAAGATATTAGGAGCTCAATCACCTATAAGATATTCCGAAGTTAAGAACCTTCCTATATATGGTATGGAAGCTATTCAATTAGATATTGATGAAGGTGATGAAGGGTTAAATGGTTCGTTTGATGGTGGAGAATTGATAATATTACCTGATACTATTAAACCTTATCCAGACGACTTTTTTATATTAGAACATAAAGGTCATGATATGTTATTTAGAGTAACTACAGTAAACTATGATACAATAAAGTCTAATAACTTTTATAAAATAGGTTTTACTATAAAATATGTTACTAAAGAAGATTCTATGAAAATATTAGATCAAGTTACCAATAAATATACATGTATCGTTGATAATATTGGTACAGAAGATAAATGTATAATAGAAGATGAAGTTTATGAAATGTTACAAAGAATGCGTTCGCTATATGAAGATATAGCTAATAGATATAAACTATTCTATTATCATAAAAGATATAATGTTATGATGTATTATGATGCAGATAACTCTTTGGCAATTTATGACAGATATGTTAATGCATTTATACAAAAACATGGATTGTTATATGATAAAGAATCACATAAAACTATTTATTTAAATAACGAAGATGACACATGCTGTTTCCCTTTAGAGTATGATAACTCTTTATTTAGAACATTTGAAACTAGAAAGAAATTAAAACGCTATCCATATAATAAATTCAAAGTACAAGAAATCAAAAATATATACTCTGTATTTAGATATTATAGTGCAAAGGTTTATTCGATACGTTTTAAAGGTGGGGATATAGAATATTTCCCTAAACATGTGATTGATATAATGGTTAATGGCGAATTGAATGATAATTTCGAATATGATGAAGCCGATAAATTATTAATGAAATATATGAATGATCAGATAGAAAGTATTCATAATATAGATTTTGATGCTTTAGAAGAATTTACATATTATGTACCAAATTGGACTAATATGATAAAAGTGCCATTACTGTTATACGTTATGAAGGGATACTATAAATTATTTATTAGAAAACAATCAATTAATTAATGTAAATATATTATATAAAGGAGTGAACAATTAATATGTTAGGAAATTTAAAGAAATTAATCAATGCTGAAGCTGAAGCTGACTTACAAGTAGATTTAATGCTTGAAGCAGTTAATAATTCTATAGCAGATATGTTCATAGAAGAAGATGGAGAAATAGATATGGCTGAAGATGAAATAATGTCAGTATTAGACAAAATACCTGCATATGATGAAGAAGCCGAATTTAATAAAAAAATAGATAGAATAACTGAAAACTATATACCAGAAGAATTATAAAAAAATAAATGGAGGTAACTAGAATGATAGAGCTAATAAGAAAAAATGGAGTTTTATACGCTAAAGTATTATTAAATCTTAGAGTACCTGTTGATTACAAAGGTAAAAAATATTATAAAGGTGAAGGTTTATTATTAGAAGAAGATGTAGTAGAGCAATTACTTATTAGAAATTGTAATGCTAAACTTTATAATGGTAAAGAATACGTTAAAATTAACTTTGCTAGATTCCGAGAAATAATGAAAAAGAGAGAATACAAAGCAATAGATTACGTTGAACCTAAAAAAGAAGAACCACCGAAACCTGAACCTAAAGTCGAAGTAAAAGAAGAGGTTGTTAAAGAAGAACCTAAACAACAACCAGTTCAAGAAGTTAAAAAAGAACAACCAAAACAACAAAATGAAAATAATAAAAAGCAAAGACATAATAATAACAACAATAATAAACAAGGTGGTGATAAATAATGAGATTTGTTATATTATCGGATAAAGTTATTCCAGGATATAATGTTAAAGGACCGATTCTATCTCCTGCTGAATATGATGTACATCTTGTTTTAAGATGGATAAGTCTTGGAATAGATGTGCGTGAATACATGGAAAACGGTGCTCATAGAAAACTTAAATCTAACGATCCTAAACTAATCGAATTATTAAATGAAAAGATAGAAAGAGAAACTAAAAAAAGAGAGGAATGGAAAAAGCGTAGAATAGATAATCCAGGTACAATAGATTCAAGAGCAAATGCTAAACTAAAACCTGAAAGACTACCACAACGTAAACAAAAACCAGTTCCTAAAAAAGTTGTAGAACCAAAAGTTGTTGAACCACCTAAAGAAGAAGTTATAGAAGATGTTGTTGGGGTTGATGGAAATATAGAAATATTCATAGATGAATTAGAAAGACCTGAGTAAAATGAAAAAACTTAAAGACATAATAAAAGATAAAAAACGTGTAATAATAACAACTGAAGAATCTTTAGAGGATATTGAGCCTATAGAATGGTCAGATGATGTTCTAAACGGTGATGAAAAAGCTATTATTACAGAAAAAGAAGAATAGATATACTCCTTATGGAGTATATCTATTCTTTAATCATATTGTGTAGGGTCAGTTATATCATCATGTAACTCTCCCCTAGCAGGTCGTTTTGTTAATGTATATAAAGTTTGTATTGCTTCATTTTCAGTCTTTCTTACGTTTGAAGCATTTATATCTAGTATATTTGCTTTACTACGAACTATTTGATCACATTCAGCATTTGCTTCTTGTGAGAATATTCCTTTTATAGACATCTGGTCACCGTCCAAGTATGTCTATATTTTTTTTGTAGACGCTACTCTACCAGTGAGTTTCCCCACCATGGACTATATCATATAGGTTATTCAAAAACCTATCTACCTTTTTCCCAATTCGCTTGAACCGGTACGGCATATGCCTAGTCTCTGAACCTTCTACCAATCGTAATTTTTAGAAATATGTTTCCAACGTTTTCTCTCATGGATAAATCTAACTATAGTATAACTTACAGGAAAATTACATAGTTTAATAACTTCAGGTCTACTATATCCTTTACTTAATAAATTACAAATAAAATGACATTGTTCATCAGTTATTTTAGACATACCATTTTCAGATCCTGGAGAAATTTTACCCCAATGATTAGTCATTTCAGCTTTTTTAGTTTTATTAGTACATGTGAATTGATGTTCTAAATTTTCTAATTGTGTACACCATTCAAGATTATCAACATTATTGTTTGAACGGTTTTTATCTTTATGATTAACCTGTTCATCAAATTCACTTTTTACCAAAAACATTTCTGCAACTAATTTATGAATATAATAAATATGTCTACTATTATCATTATGTTGTAATCCAACTGTATAATAACCTGCTGTTGTAACTCCATATTTTAAGTATTTTCCTGTTTTAATATTTTTAACTTTACCGTCATTAGATATTGTATACATCGGTTTAACATCGCCTATTACAATAAGTTTTTCTTCCATTTCATCATCACCTTTCATGATTGGTAACTTGGCTGCGGATTACCCAATCTTAAACCTTTTTACTATACCTGAGGTAATTAATCTCAGCCATCATAATATTACTATTATAACTTAGTAGTTTAAGCTCTAAGGGTGTTCCCGAACAATTTAAGTAGTTTAAAGACTACAACGTGACCATTTTATAGTCTCCACCAAACTGTTTAAGTAAAACATTTGATAATTTAAGAACATCGTAGAAATAAGTTGTAATTTCTACAGGTGACATATTTAAATCAACTACAGGATAAAATTTATATAAAACACCATTATATATCATCGGTTCAGTTTTTACTGTAGATGATACATTTAATTTAGATGGTATAGATCCTAAGTGATTTGTTATAGGATAACGTGTTATGAAAACATGTTTATCTGCAGCAGCTCTATTTGCAACTATAAATAGAACATCTGTTATAGTCATATCACGAACTATTTCAGTACCATCTTCTTTTTGTAATTTTATTTTATAATATATTGGATAAGGTTGTTCTTGTTTTAAAGGGATTTCAACACGTTTAAAACGATCATCGTATGTTCTAGTAAACCCATCCATCATCTTTTTAAAATAATCATCACTATAATAGAAGTTAAAGTCTAATAAATCAGCGGACCCTGATAACTTCTTATTATATTCTGATAAATCTTCTATTTTATAATTAAGCATTTCATATTGCTCATTAAAGAAATTTCTTAATTCATGTAACATAAATGGATAGAATAAAGTACAAAGTAATGCTATAGGAATAGCACAATGTGTAAAGTCAACTATATTATCATCATATCTATCAGATCTAAATTCAGGTGCAGCTATAACTGCACGAACCCCATAGTCAACTGTTTTACCTAATAGCGATTTTCTTATTAATCCATTTTTCTTTTCTAATTTATGTTTGAAATAATCGTATATTTCTACTAATGTATCTTGTACTTTACCTCTATTAGAATTTATCATAAAGTCAAATTCGTTTATAGAAGCTAACATATTTGTAAATTTTAATAATTTACAATATAAATCAGTTAATTCATTATGAGATAATTTACCAGAATCGGATTTTTGGAAATTAACATCCCTGTAGAATGCTGGTATAACTATCCATCTTTTTACAAATAAAACATTTTTATTATAAGCTTCTATTAAATTAATTCTTTCATTTCTTACGTTAGAATCATTTCTTTTAAATTTTATTTTATCCCAGTTTTTATATAACCAAGCACATCCGTTATTTCCATTTTCTTCGTCTTCTTTTAATTCTCCAGCTTCAGTTATAATAAACTTTCGTGTACCTTTTACTATAGCCTCAATACGTCTATCAAGTCTTAAAAGTATTTTATAAACATATGGGTGAAGAAAATAATCATGTAAACTTATATAAGCATAATTTTCTTTTCTTTCTTTAGATGTCATTCCAAATATTTCTAATGATAGCATACCATCAGCAGTTGGTACATTCCCAGCTTCGAATAATATGGGATTTGTAACTTCTTTTCCTTCAAGACCATTTGTGCGTATAAGGCGTTCTACGTCCATTAAATCTATTTTCATAAATAACAGCCTCACTTTCATAATTATTAGTAACGGTTATCTCCAACGTAGTACCGACATTAATAATTTGTATTGAAAAGTCTGTTGTTTGAGAATATTCCTCCTCTATTTCAACAGGTTCATTTAACGATATAATCACTTTAAGTGAATCATGTTCTTCGTCATCTATGTACTCTATATTTAGAATATTACTTTCCTCTATAAATGATATTATGTTGTAAACTTCAACTACTTTTAAATAATGTAACTCTATTACGTCTAAAAAAGAGTCAGCTAATCCTGATTGAATTAGCTGATTTATAAATTCATCTATTGGCATCATAAGAATCCTTTTCCTTTCGTCTTATTTGGGATTCTCGGAATCAATTAAATTATCTATAAATTTTACTATTAGCTATTGCTCGTTCTTGGGCTTTTAACTCCTCTTCTCGGTATTTTTGTTCATCCTCTATTTCTTTATTTTTACGTTTAATACGAGCATCTCTTATCGCTACAAGTTCCTTGTATGACATTTCTTCTAACATAAAATAAGCACTTGGACCACCAAACAACTCTAATATTTCGTCCATAAACATAGATATTTTTTCTAGTCTATAGTCGTATTCATTGCTTGTTGGTATTTGTGAAAAAGGATTGTATCTAATTCAACTCCTAAAGAATTTACATGGTGTTTACATTTCATATTAGGGCAAGTAATATCCATTAATCCAAATCTAAATTCTAATCCTTCTGTTATTTCACCTATCTTAGTACTAAGTATACTTATATCAGTAGCATTTAAACTATATATTAATTTTATTTTATCTTCAGTGTCATCTATTTCAAGATATGTAGCACCATCATCATCTGGATTTGGTACGTAAATTCTAGAAACAGCAGATGATATTATTGTTGCTTGTTGATATTTTTCATCTAATTTATCTATAGCATTTACTGAATCATATATGAATGAATATGCATTTTGAACACCTATAGTACATATAAATTCAGAATCTGGTAATTGTATAGATTTTTCTGTATTTAATACAGAATTTTCAAAACATTCTTTAGCTTGTTCTTCAGTAAAAGAATGGTCTGCAACATCTTTTACTAATGCTGCAAGTTTTTCGGACATTTCTTCAGCTCTTAATAAAGATCTCATTTCATATTTATGTTCTATTGCACTCTTACACATTGGGCAAGTTAATGGGAATACGTCTTCATCTGGGAATGTAGCACATAATATACCATAAACTAATATATCATATTCTAATGAAGCCACATTATTTAAGAATGTGTTGAAATCCATTTTACCTATAGAAGTTGATTCAACTTTAGAATGTATTAATGTCCATTTAGCAACTAATGTCATAACATTAACTTCTTGACCAGTTATTAATCCCATTAATTCAAATGTAGAACATCCTTTCATAACCATAGTTAAACCTGAAATAGGTAAAACTATAGTTGTATTTCTAATAGTATTACGTTTTTGTAATATTCTATCAGCTATACCAGTTTTAGCCTTTTTAGTTTTTATTGATTTTAATTCTACAGTTTCAACTTCTTTTAATTTTATAGATTTAACTTTTTTCATTTTAGCTCTTTCTTCATCTGTAAAGTTTATAACTTGACCCATACCAGTTTTATCTATAATCACAACTGCCTCATTATATCTTTTTAAGAAATCCTCAGATCTTTCAACTCCATCATCCATAGATTCTTCAACTACATTTTTAGGCTCGTCAACTGCAAAAGAATCATCGTCTTCATATGCTAACGATTCTTTCATTTCTTCTTCTTTTCTTTTAGCTTCTTCCTCTTCTTTCATTTTTTGGAAAGCTTCAAATTCTGCTTTAGCTAATTCTGTTTCTTCTTCAATCTCTCTGATCGTATCTTCTATTGCAGCCATTTGTTCCGCTGAAATTATATTACCAGGGACTCCTCCACCTCTAATTCCTGAATGTTTCAGTATTTCATTATTTTCAAATACTTGACCCATTTCAGCTTTAGCATTTTCAGCATTTGTAGGATCGAATCCTTCTGGTACATTACTAGCTATTTTTTTAATATCTGTTTCTTGTTGATTATTATTTACTTTAATGTTATTTTGCTCTAATAAAGATTTGATATCTACTTTTTTATTATTGTTATCCATTACGGTTTCCTCCTAAAAAATATATTTTTATAAATTATCGTCAACTAAGAAGTTAAATTCTAATTCATTCAATGTATTCCTATAGAATGCATAGTATGCGTCAAATTTTATTTCTTCTTCATCAACATACATTGGTATCTTAATTAATAATACTGGTTTATTAAATTCATCCATAACTACTGTAACCAGTAATTCATCGGTTGATAATTGAGGAAGTAAATCCTCACAATTACTTACAATCAGACCCTTAATAAGTTCAACATCTAACTGTTGTTGCATTGTAGGTTGAACGTATTGACCTATATTAATGCCTATATGTGGCATACTTGGCATATTACCAGGTCGCATTAATAGGATATTTAAAATATAGTTTACTAATGAATCGGTTTCTTTAAATATTCTACTTTTCTGGTAAAAATCTTTATCCAGACCAACATCTCTTGGTAAAGCCAATTATCATCATCTCCTTTACTGTTTAATTCATTGGTATTATTATATTGTAATTTAGTTTATTTTTCATTAATTCTTGTAAATATTGTTGATAAAAACAATCTCTTAAGTTAACTGTAATATAAAGAAGAAAGGTGGTTAAATTTATGTTCAAATGTAAAATATGTGGAAAGAATTTTACTGAACTTCCATGTTTATATAGTCATATAGAAAAAGAACATTCTTCAATGATACCGAAAGATATGTGTGTTCAACAATATTACTATTATATGAAAACTGGAAAAACACATGGGAATTGTGTAATGTGTAAAAAACCTACTACATGGAATATGAATACTGGTAAATATAATAGATTCTGTGGAGATCCTAAATGTAAAGATGAATATGTTAAAATAATGAAGGGTAGAATGGTTGCTAAGTACGGTAAAACACATTTATTAAACGACCCTAATAAACAAAGAGAAATGTTAGCTAATAGAAGTATATCTGGTACTTATGAATGGTCTGATGGTAAACATGAATCAACATATACTGGAAGCTATGAATTAGACTTTTTAAAAACATTAGATGGATTCTTTAACTGGGACCCTGAAGATATATCAATGCCTTCTCCACATACGTATACTTATAAGTATAATGGAGAGGATAAATTCTATATACCAGATGTTTATATACATTCATTAGAATTAGAAATAGAAATAAAAGATGGTGGAGATAATCCTAATAATCATCATAAAATACAAGATGTAGATAAAGAAAAAGAACGTTTAAAAGATGAAGTAATGTGTTCACAAAAAGCAGTTCATTATGTAAAAATAACAAATAAAAATTACGAAAATCTTTTTAGATTCTTAAAAGAAATTAAACAGAGTTTTGAAAAATACGGTGATGAAAAGAAAATACCTAGAATATTTAAAATAGAAGATATTAAAGGTGTTAGTAAACAACCTATAAAAGAAAGTACTGAAGTGATAGAAGAAGCTTATATGAGAAATAAAAAAGATTTGTATGTAAACTTTGAATTATTCGATTCAGGTAAAAGTAATATTTGTTTAATTACAGGATTATCAGGTAGTGGAAAATCTACTCTAAGTGATGAACTATGTAAGAAATATAATGCAACATGTATAGAGATGGATATGTTTGAACATCCAGATATGGATTTTGGTCCATATTCAAACGAACTAATATTTAATAAATATTTTAATAATAAACCATTATTAAAACAAAAACTTATTAATAACGAACTTAACAATGAAGAATTATCTCTAGAAATGACTAACGTATTATCATATGCAATTAACTACTGTAATCAACACCCAGATAAAAAATTTGTTATTGAAGGATTACAAATCTTTGCAGATATTAATCCTGATATGGTAAAAGGACTACCTATTGTATTTGTAAACACTTCCATGATTAATTCTATGATTAGAAAAGTAAAACGTGATAAGCAAAGATATAGAGTTTCAGATTTATTTGAATGGTATATTGCCGATGAAAAGAAATTCAATGGATTTAAAAAAGAAATAATAGAAGAAAGTTTACGTGATGGTATGGATAATACTATCTACAACTTTAAAAAGTTCAATGAACGTAAATACTCTGAAAACGATTTGTTTTTCTCATTAAGTTATGATTTAGCTAAAAATAATCCTATTGAATTGCAGGCATTGATAAATCGAATGATAATCGGTGCTAGGTATGAAGATGACTTTAGATATATTGAAAAACTAGTAAGAAAATCTAATACTCAAACTAAGTTATTATTAAGAAAAAATCCGAAACTTAAATATGAATATGATTATTATTATGATTGGATAAATAACGGTGGTATGGAAAATGCTATAAAAGAAAGAAAGCGTGATTTAAAGTTATATGAAAATTGGAATATTATTGAAGAAAACTTATTTATTTCTAAAGAAAATATTGAAGTTAATATCGATAAATTCGGAACTTCTAATAATGTTTTATATATAACTGGTTTAGGTGGTTCTGGTAAAAGTACTATTATAAAAGAATACTCTAGAATATATAATGCAGAAGCATTAGAGTTTGATGCTGTTACATCAGCATTAATAAAAGGGTTGGAAAACTTAAACACTAATAAAATACACCCTATTATATTAGAATATCTTCATACTCAAAAACCTAATAGATTAAATGGATTTAGCGATCCAGCTTTTAATACTGAATCAGTTAAATTCTTAGATTGGTTTGAAAAAAGAGTACAAGGTGATAATAAACTTTACATACTAGAAGGTATGCAATTATTTATATGCTTTGAACCCGAAAGATTTATAAATAAACCAATGGTTATAATGGGTACATCTGTATCTAAATCTATGTTTAGAAGTGTATCTAGAACTTATAAACGTAGTGAAGGTGATATTATAAAAACGTTTAAATTCTTTTTAAAAACTTTAAAAAGAATTCCTATATTCGTTAAAAATGATAAGCAGATAAATGAACTTATAGATACTATAAGTGAATGTTATATTGAAGAAAAGTTTGAACCAGATAAATTCTTAGTTTGGTTTGATAAACCTATACAAAAGTTAAAAGGTGGGAAAATCAAATTATACCGTGGTTCGTCTAGAATAATAAAAGATAAAATAGATCCAATGTCGATAAATGTTGGAGCCACTAAATATAGTGACCCAAGATGGTCTACTTATTTCTGGGATAATAAAGAAGATGCTATATCATGGGCATTATCAGACGCAGTATTTGATGTAGTGGGTGGTTCAAATATGGAATTCGTAGGTCATAATAATAAAGGAAAAAATATAGTAGTTATACCCGATGGAATGAGCGAAAAGGAATTTAAAAACTATTTATGTGAAAAAACTGAAGCTTTTTATGTTTATGAAGTTGAGATTGACATAAAAGACTTAGAAATAGGATCATGTCCTGTTATACGTGAATATACTGTAAGTAAACCTGTTGACATTGTAAAAATGTATACTTATAAATTAAATTCTGAACTTTGTAGAAGGTTTATTGAATTTAAAACTAAAAAAGAATATGTTCAGTATGTTAAAGATAATCAAAAGCTTATAAACGGTCCATTATTTAGAGGTCCTATTTTAAATAAAATACTAGACAAAAATAGAGATATGTATAGAGGTATAATTAAAACTGACTTAAAAAATGGTAATATTGAAATAGGAGATAATTTAACAGATTATAAAAAATCCATAAATCACCATCATAAAAATGATAGTTATAACATGGAATCATATATTACAGATGTAATGAGTGAATCTTCTATAAGTATTCCTCAAATGAATTATTATCTTCAAAATCAATATGAAGAAGAAATGAGAAATTATCTAAATACTTATAAAAAATATTATAACTTAATGCTTAAAGAACAACCATCAGCAGTTGAACATATAAACGAAGATATCAGAAAATGTCTAATAGTCATAGATGATTTATCTAAAAAAGAAGGTGTTGAAAATAATTTAGTTCAATTCGCTAAAGATGATTTAGGAGAGATAGTAAAGGCATCTAAACATGGTAAACCTGTTAAAGTATTTGAATCGATGGTTGATGACATGATTAATATAAACGACTCTGACGATATACAATCTATAACAGTTCAGGGAGATAATGTTAGTATATCTAATGAAGTTATAGAATGTAAATTAGTTTATAAAAATCCTAATAATAAAAAGCTATTCTCTTTAAATGATATCAATAGTAAACTTATAATAGAAAATAGTTACGTTATACAACGTGATAAAATAGGTTCACATTGTTCAGTGGTACCTTATTATAAAGATATTGATGAAGAAAATATATTAGAATTTACAGTAACGATTGAATCTAATGATTATGATTTAGATAAAAAGCTTACTGAAGGTATAACTATCACAAATATGTTTAAATTCAATGATTTTGAATTTATTAGAGAAGCTTGTTTAAGATTATTTGGTGTTTATCCTAAAGAAATCAATTTTAAATAGGAGGTGTCTGTATGCAAGAATTTAATAAAAACATTTTAGAAACTATGCAGAAAGAAGTTAAACAGATAAAAAGTGTATATGAAGTGTGTAAATATTGTAAAGAAGGAAATGCTATCGCAAATAAAGAATATTTAAGAGATTATCCTACACATAAAGATTTACTTAATATATTTGAAAGTGCTGTATCTATAGTTGAAAATAATATTATAGGGACTTATAATGAATATGCTATTGAAAATGCTTTAAATGATATTGAATTTATCATGGGTCAGAATGTCTTAATGGAATCACATGTACAAAGATTATTATTAAGCGTGATGACATTACAAGATTTTCCTATATATAAGAAAAAACTTGAAAATGTAAATCAAAGAATATGTAATTTATATAACTGTGAGTCCAGTAGATATAATATTAATTATGATGAAGATAAAGCTAAATCTTCTTTTAATTATCAACAACTTGAATCGTATTTAAGATATAATAAAGTTGGTTATGAAGAAGAATTGATCGATATGCCTATTAATGGTGATTATGTTACTGAGAGTGTTGATTATGATATAAATGGTGACATTATTAATAAAATAAACAAAATTGCAGAAAAATATAATTGTTTAGAAGCAGCAAATATAATAGATAGATTTATATTAGAACAACATGGAATAGAGTCCATTACACAAGTATTTAATAATGGTAAATTACAATTAATACACCATAAAAACGGTACTCAGTTTAATATATATAGAAATACTAAAAAGAAAAATGAATACTATCTTATGACAGAATCTAAATCAATTAGACTAACTGTAAAGGGATGTGATAATAGTGAAAAACATATATGATATTTTTGATGCTAGACGAGAAGAAATGGTTGAAAGTGAGTATCAAGAAATTCAAGAATTTTATATAACTGAAGAAGAAATGTTTGAAAATTTATTATATGTGAGTTATGATAGTAATAAATTACGAATCATAAAAGAAGAGGCTGAAGAATCTGTAGAAACTAGTAAAAATGGTATAATCAAAAAATTAACTGAGCAAATGAAACGTGTTATTAAATGGATTTTACATATGGTTGGTATATATAGAGAAAAGTTTGAAGCAGGAGCTAGATTTGTTAAAAAATATGATTTGAATAAATGTGTAGTAAAAATAAGAAATGGTGAAAATGATAAGATGATAGAATATCATCCTAATAAAATGGCTTTCCCTAGTATACAAAGTAAATGTCTTAATAATATTCATAGATTGATAAATGATACTAGAGCACATTCTATAAAATTAAGACCTGAAGATTATGATGATGGAGATGTAAACCAAGAAGATGAAGATGAAAAATATTTAAACGTATTACTTGAAACATTTAGATTAAGTGATAAACATAAAAAAGAAATAAAACTATCTCAAGTTAACGTTATAGCAGTTCATAATATTTTAACGGAATTACCTGATGCTAATAAAAAATTAGAGGGATTGAAGGCTAAAGTACAAAATGTTTACAACCATGCAATAAACAATATTAGACAAAAAGGTGATACTGATAAAGAGAAAAAATCTAATAGAGCTAATAATGAATTAAAAATGATAAATAGTAACATGAGAAAAATAAATGAACAGATTAGAGGTTATGCTAAAGTCATGACAATATTATTTAACGAAGAATATGGTGTTGCTAAAGCGTTAGTTTCTGCTGCTACAGGTAGAAAAATAGATGATGGTGAATTAGATGCTAAAGAAAAACCAGAAAATAAAGAAGGGAAATAATCCCTTCTTTATTTTTTTAACTTTATAACAAATCAGTATATTTAATATCGAAAATTAGGAGGTAATTTATATGTATAAATTAAGTTTAAGACCGTTACTAATATTATTTGTGTTATGTTTAACAGGAATGATATTTTCAATAATAGCTATAAATAAAGAAATAGATTCATATATAGAAGAAATGAAACCTGAAGTATTTGTAGAAATAAACAACGTAGATGTTGCAGTAGATGTTAAAGAAGATGGTAATAAAATAAAAGTAGTTGTTGAAGGTAAAGAAGAAATTGCTATAACAAATGATGAACCTGACGAGGTTGAAGAAATGTATATTAAAGTCACTAGTGAACAAGGTCTTAATATAAGACAAGAACCAAATATAGAATCGGAAAGGATCGGTGTATTATATTACGGAGAAGAAGTTAAAATTTTAGAAGAATCTGAACAGTGGTATAGAATAGAACAAGGATATGTGTATAAAGAGTACGCTATTAAAATTTAAAAATCAGTATACAATATCGTAAGTGTAAAACGTAAAATTTCAGTACTATATTATAATAGTGAATATAGAAAATAATTATAATACATTTCTATGTTCCAAATAAAAAATATATTTAAAATTTAAGGAGGAAACAAATTATGAGTATGAATAATAATGTAGAAAGAAACAATAATGGAGTTAACGTTATACAAGGTGTTTCAGATAATAGTTTTATGCACAGATGTTATTTAGGATCTTTAGCTAAAGTTACAGGTGCAGATATATTAGATTTCCTACAAGGATTCATAAAAGACCTTAAAGGGGAGGTCGGTATGATATATTCAAAAGATTCTGAAACGGGTGAAATACAAGGTATGTTAGCAATAGGATACAAAGCTAATAGTCAAGGAAGACAACAACAAAACATGAACGGTATGATACCTATACCAGGTATCAACAGTTCAAGAGGAGGTAAGATCAACGAAGCAGTTCTTAAATCTATAGATAGAATTAAGATGCCTGGATATGGTCCATCAGTATTAAACAAAGAAGATGCGATATTATTCAGAGTTGATTTAGCTGCAATAGTCGCTGAGATGATGAACCCTGCTAAGGGTTACGCAGTGTCTATAGATGATGTTAAAATGCATGGAACAAGTGATATAACAATATTAGTATCTGTATACAAATCTAAAAATGTTAACAATGTAAATAGAATGACAAAGATATTACAATCTCAAGGAAGTAAATTTAATAATAGACCACAAAATCAAAATCAACCACAAAGATATAATGGTGGTAGAAGATAGATAATTAATGGAGTATAGTCATAGACTATACTCCATTTTATATGTTCCAAAATAAAAATAATCAATAATCAAGGAGACGGTATATTATGACAACTTATAAACCTTTCAACGAATTTGATATAGTAACATTAATAGAAACAACTGAAGTAGTTCCAGCATTATTTATAGAAGTAGGTACAATGGGTGTAGTAATGGATAAAACAGTTCCAGATTATTATCTAGTTAAGTTTGAAAAATATGGTGCTTATTGGGTAGACGGTAAACACCTACTAAGATATAATAAGTAGCCTAGGCTACTTATTATTTTTTTACGTTCCTCGAGAATAATAATTGTTACAGTAAATTAAATTTCATAAAAAATATATTATAATTTATCAACACACCAACAACTTCTTAAAGCAAAGCATTAAGAAACAAAACGAACCCTCTTAAAAGGGTGAGTGAAGAAGTTGTTATAATTTAATTATGGTTAGGAAGGTACGTCCATTTTATGGACAACTTAAAACCTTCTGAAAAATAATCATAATAACAATCAATTAACCTATATTGTATTATATAAAATCATCTCCTTATTTAAATATATTTTTGATATGTGAATAACCTTTAAAGGTTATTCACATATATTTTAATTTAAATATTAACAAATTATTAATTTGAAAATTAGGAGGTAATGTTATGGCTAAAAAAGAATTTAAAAGTGAAGTAATTGAACATGTAGCAGATTTAAAAGATTATACAAATAAAACTAAATCAGTTATGAGAATGATTTGGGGAGACAATCCAGTAACTATGGATATAAGAATAGTAGATAAAAATACAAATTTTGTTGGTAAAGGAATATCTTTATCGGATGATGAATGTGATATGCTAGTAGATATTCTATTAGATAGGGGATATGGTAGTATAGATAAAATAAAAGAAGTGTTAGTTAAAAATATGAGAAGAACTGATACGGAAATAAAATCATTTGAAGATTGTGAAGATCATATAGATTGCGTTTATATAGACGATGAAGGATATACAGTAGTAGATATTCCAATGTATGATTAGAAGGAGGTGATTATATCTTGGATACGGATGGTAGGCAGATTATTTCAAATTTATTATTCTTTATAATTCAATTATTATTATTCTTTAATTCTAGATTTAATATATTAACTACGTATATAATTTGTAGTGCAATTATAATAGTTCCTTTAACAGATAAGTTAAATAGAGAAGGATATTGTATAGAGAATAAATCTAAAGGAATATATTTAATCTATCCAGCTTTATATGGAGAAAAGGAATGATTGAATGTTTAGAAAATGTAGAATATTCAGAAAGGAGGTCTTTAATTATATGGAATTATACTTCAATATGTTTAAAATAAAATATCTAAAATTAGATGAGTTATTAGAAGAATTTACATTTATTAAAGGAGAAGAAGTATTTATCTATATAAATCTAGAATCAATATTAAAGAAATTAACTTCTTCTATAACAGATAAAGAAAATATAATTCAATCTTCGAAAAGAAATATCATATTAACTTCGTGTGTATTTAATTTAATTGCTCACTACAGATATTATTTCCATAAGAAATCTGTATGTAGTAGAATATTTGTATATGGTCCTGAATCTATTGATGTAGATTATCTTAATAGAGAATATAATAAAGATTATAGAACTAAATTAATGTTAATAAATACAAAAGAAACAACTTCTATAGGAAAAACATATGAAGACAGTATTAAGATGATTAAAACGTTGCTTAAATATGTTGAAGGAGTGAACTTTATTACAAGTGGAATAATTGAACCCAGTGTAGTTCCTCTAGTAATAAGTAAACATTTTAAAACTGATGAAAATAAGAATTTCATAATAACTGATGACAGGTATGATTACCAATATATTAAAGATGGGTTTATAATCCTTAAACCTAAAATGGATAAATCTACATTAATAGATTCAGTAAATGTTATGGATATTTTGAAATCTAAAACTAAATGTAATAATATTCCTAATCCTGATAAAAACTTTTTACCTTTTATAATTTCAGTGCTAGGAGACAAATATAGAAATATCGATAAAATAAAAGGAATGGGAATATCAAGAATATATAATGAAATAAATAAAGGATTAATGAATAATATAATTACAATTGATATTGAAAATGTAAATAGTTTAATCTGTTTAATTAATGAAAATTTTCAGAATGATTTTCTGATTAATTATATGACAACTAGTATATATGAACAGTATAAAAAGATATCAGATGTTGAAGAAAAATATATTTTAAATCAAATAATTGATAAGCATGATGGAGGGTATATGAAAGTAATTAATAACGATTACTTTAATGAATATCCTTTAAACATAATAGAAATAAATACAGGAATAAAGAAAAGAAAATTAAAAATAAATTGGAGGTAATAATTATGAAATCATTTAATAATATATTAGAAGTATTTGTGGAAAAACATATGATAGAAAACTTTATGGATGAAAGTAATGTTTGGTGGTATAAAGTGGATGATATTAAAAGAGTTATACCTGTTAATATGGAATGGTATAAACATCTATTTACATTTAAAAATGTAGTAGAAGGTGATAGTGAAGTTTTATTTATAACTAAAGCTGCTTTAATAATATTATTACAAAATACAGAAACTATATATGGTGAATATCTAAAACTATTAAGTCAACACGATGCTATCCAATTAAAGCTAGATGCTTTAGAAGCAGAACTTAAAAAAGATCATACCTTTAGATAAAGTGTAAAAAGGTAAAATTTCGATTATATATTATAAAAATGTAATATAAGAATAATTATCATCAGGTTTAAGCTTATAATTACAAATAAAAGATATAAATGTATATACAGATGTGGGAGACTAACCACATTGGTTTACGCTCAAAAGTGCGGTGGTCTAATAAGGGACCTACGGAGTGGTATATATACCAGCTGCGTTTCAGGGTAAACTATA